CTGCCATAATTTGTTGTGTTATCATTTTATTTTCTCCTTAGTTTCGGCCCGAAGGCCTGGTTGATTAGTCTTCTAGAATGAAGTCTGCTCCTTGGTCTACTAATTCCAGCTTGTTGAATTCACTAAATTGCTTTTGGGCTTTAGATTCAGCTACTGTGAACCATTTATCAATGTTAGCTTGGTTAGCTTTATTTGCATATGAAATGTCTACATCTAATGCTACACATACTGCTGTAATTGCATTTGTTAGATCGTCTTTATTTCCTTGAATTGCTTCTGTTAATACTCCCTTACTGTAGTATGCGGGATTACCAATAGCATTTCTAGCTTTAGTTGCTGATAAGTATGAGATACCAGTAACTACTTCAAACTCTGCTTGTCTTTCATCAGTGAACATTGCACTAGACACATTGATTAGTGATAATACTCTAGCCATTACTGGTCCGAATATATACTCTGCAATTGGGAAGGCATTTACTGAGTACTTTGTACCGTCATTTGCTACAATTGGCTTCATCTTGTTTAATGTGTCCATAAGTCCTGTTAACTTTGCGATCTCTTCAGATTCTTCCTCAGTACTTGCTAAGTATTCTATGTAATCGTTGTTGTCTAATAACTTTAACTTTGCTTCGTCTTTTGCTTTCTTTCTAGACTCTTTTGCTTTTGCTATTGCTATTTCCATTTTCTGCTCTGCTGTTAATTCTTCTTTACTCATATTTTTCCTTTAATTTGTAATTGGTGCTAACACCTTTGAACCCACCGAAGTAGGCTCTAACTATTAACTGTTTGCACTTGCTTGTGCTATAGTGCTCCTAGGTTCTGATATTGTATAAGGTACTTGAAGATGTCTATGAGCATTCTCCTCTGACATACCCCCAGCAACCAGTTTCTTAATACCTTCTTGTATAACCGTAGCATACTCTATTCTTTGTTCAGCAATCGCTGGTTGTAAACTACCATGAATTAACTCTACTGCACTTCTAGCAGTTGTCATTACATCTGCTATAGTTTGTGATGCCTCCACTACTGCGTCTAAAGTTGATACAGTAGTTCCCTTAAGGCGTTTACCTAATGCTAAGTCGCCTTTATATTCATTTCTAATAATCATATGATTCCTTTATAAAATAATCTAATAAAAATAATACTGCGAAGCAGTACAACTAAATAGTACCAAAGCGATTAACTACTTGGGATGAGCTAATTGTGGATACTAAATTCTTAAATTGAACATAATATAAGTTTCCTTCTTTACAGAATTCAACATATAGTATTTTACCTATTCTTCTGCTTTTCCCTATGATATAAGCTATATGAGTATAGTCTACCATAGGCATTTGTTTATTTGCTGTTTCTTTTAGTTCATCCATTTTCTTCTTTTTGTTAAGGTATAAACTGAATTAATCCAAATAGTATTGCTAGTACCGCACCTGTTGTTGGGTGTAATAAATACACTCCTCCAATTACTAATAGTCCACCTAGTAGTTTTTCATATTGCATGTCTAATCCTTTATATATTAATATAGTTTCTCTCTTTAGTTCTAACATGCTCATCACATGCTATACAATTTGATAATATTGGCATTGAGTCTGCCCACTCTACTACATCTTTGGTGTCTAACATATTGCCACATTCTTTGCACATTATTGCGTATGGTTTTGAGTAGTCTACTTCTTCTACATTTGCCCATCTTTCATTTGATATCTCTTCATTTGTCATATTGTTTTCTCCTTATGTTTGTGATAGGCACACTTATACTTGGGTGCGAACGGGTTACTTGTTATTTAATACTATGTACTTTAGATGGAATAAAGTATTGAGATAGTTATAAATCTAATAAAAATATAGCTACGAAGTAGCATTAAGAAAAAATTAAGGTTAGAATATTTGAATGTTGGTGTTTGTGAGTATGCATTAATGTGGGTTTGCATTGAATTCAACCCCAAAAGAGACAAAAGTCTCTATAGAGTTTTTAGGAGGATTAAAATTAATTCTGTAGGAGAATCTAATATAAATACTAATGCGAAGCATTAAGTAAAGTTTAAGATTACACAAAGTGAGTGTATATTAATTATATATATAGGACATTAACTGTAAAGCCATTGTTTGCTCGATTTTGCGTTTAAAATATGGCACAGTTTGAGCAATATAATTGAAAATGTTGCTCGAATCGAGCAAGATTTTATTTGAATTTAAGCTAAAACTAAGTATAATTGGATTGAAAAAGATTAATTAGCAAAGGATTAGCTTATGAGTAATAACATTATAAACCAGATTAGCTTAAAAGCAAATGAAGAACTGGTAAAAAGAACAAAACAAAGACATGCTCGATATTTCCATATGGTTGGAAGAGAGCAATTAGTCAATGTAGCCCCGAAAGGCAATACTAAAAAGGAGTGGAGAATGGAAGGAATAGACTTTATAGATGCTGTTGTAGCAATGAGTGCCAAAGAACAAAAAGTCGTAAAGCTCATTAAGGACTGTATTAAATGGAGTACTGAAATGGGTTCTTTAGATTACATTGTAGAACTGAGTCCGGACTCTGTACATTTTAATCCAGATGTTGATGGTACCATGACTTACAATATGTTTCTAAAAGGCTATGGACTGTTGTTTAAAAAAGACTTGGTTAGAAGAATAAGTAAAAGTAGATATATGTTTAACCCTGAATTCTTTGTGATAACAGGAGATGCCCAATTGCACTTTGATGTAGTATGGCAACAAGCACCAGCCTATAGTATAGTCTAACTTACTATCAGAGCTGTGTAACCCGTAATCCTTTCAGGCTTACTATCAGCTGTGTGTAAGTGTGTAAAGAGTAGAAATGATAGACTTAAAGTCTACCATTCTGCTGTTTCACATTGACTTACATCTAGACTCGGATGTTGTAATTCTACAAACCACATATTGCCGTTTGTTTGTAAATTGCTTTTAGTTGGGTCTATAGACACAAACATTCTATTATCCATTATAATTTGCCCTCTGCTCCCTATAATAAATAGTTCTGCTTTGATAAATTCTCCAGACTGTGACTTTAGGAATGCTTTATCTGCGTATTTAGTACCCTTGTTAAGCATAAGTTTAGCATATACATTACACTCTCTAATCTTAGACTCATCAATACTAAATCCTCTTTTTACACTTGCCACGCCATTATTAAATTTTATTAATTGTTCCATTTGTTAATTCTCCTACGAATTTAATTTGTTAGTCCTAAGACACCTAATATAAAGTAAGGACTGTTAATCCTCTAATACTTTCTTCTTCTCTGCTAGTTTAGCTTGTAATACTGCTATTCTATCCATAGACTCAATCTCTGCTTCCATAGAGTCTGCTTTAGCTTCAATGATAGACACCTTTAATGTTTCTTTTGCAATAGTAGTCATGTCGTTTGCTAAGTCTATAATGTTTACTGCCACATTAATACCAGATACTGCACCATATCCAATAGCTCCGATAGATGAACGAATTGGGTTCTTTGTAATATACTCTCTTGATTGTTTGTCGATTTGGTTTGCCATAATAATCCTCCTACAGATAATAACTTGTTAGCCCTTAGGCACAATATACTAATATAAATAATAGAGCGATAGCTCTACTAGTTGTTAAACATTGGATATGAATCCTCGTCGTACTGCTCATCAAACATACTGACTCCTTGTAATTGATATACTACTATAAAGACTGCCATGCAATGGCACTGACTGCTCAACAAAAAGGATGTTAAAGCTTCAGCTATGGGGGGTACGGTTTCAATCGGAAGTGTGTAAGGGTGTATACTGTACTCACACCCGAAAATTTAGGCAATTAAAAGTTTAACCCCTCATGTTTCAGTTCAGTTTAAGATGTAATAGTGTATTATTATAATAACGCAGTCCATGAGATATAAGCCGTATGTAAAAAAGGATAATCATGAAAGATTATAATCCCGTGTCAATGATGTTAAATATGCCATGCCAGTATATTGTACTAGACTCAGATAAAGACAGTTCCTATACAGAAGTTCTATTAGGACATTTTGCTTTCTATGACGAAGAAGGTTATGGGTATGTTTGGGTAGCAGGCGGTACTAGTTATACAAGAGCTACTAGCTTTGCAGATGTTAATACTTTAGAAGAGTATATATCATCACAGTTAAAATACGGAGTTGTCATTAAGTGTAAACACGTGTTTCCAGTATCTACTTGTGTACATGAATACCACAAACATCAACAACTTACTGATCTTATTAAGAATTCTTAATAAGTAAAATTGCAGGCCTGGAGGCAACTTTAGGCCCGCTCAGATTAAAACTATTAAGACCTACACACCCGAAATTTTAAATCTAACATAAACATCCCCTCATAATTCAGCTATACTTAAGTTCCCCTCATGTATAATTATAATAAATAAAGGAGTACATATGCATTTACAAAAAACACAAATTACAAATGGTAATAGTCAGTTTTTAAGGTTCCATTCTGAGAGTACCCTGGCTGATAATTGTTTAACAAGTAAGACCCCTAAAATTGATGGTAGAAAAGTGGATATACTACAGATAACACATATTCCAGATGCTAGATATGACCTATACGTAGAATTTGTATACAAGGGTAGTGAATGAATAAAGAAATAGCATTAGTAGGAACCCAATCAACTGAGGCTCAAGAATGGGCAGCTGAATTCATGCGAATATTTGGTAACAGAAAAGAAGACATTAATAAAGACTTGATGATCACTTGGTTTGCTAACGCTATTGAGGTGGCAAAAGATAGTTTTGGCGAATTTGAAAATGAGTACTTAAATAATTGGGATACTAACTACGAGATAGTAAATACATGTGGAGATTGTGAAGACTTTGGTATTCAAGGCTGCAAAACCTCAAGACTTGAGGCTAAGTATAGTACAGCAAGTACACCAGCTTGTAGTGAGTTTAAGATAAAAGGTAAATAAATGAAAGAAGATACATTAGAAATTGCTGGCCAAATAGTAACTATGCGAGATATGTTTGATAGACCTGACTGGGTAAAGATGCTAAAAGATGCAGAAAATATACTGAACATATTAGAGGATAGAGTTTGTGAATACTACAGAACAAATAGAGAAGATCCTAAGTACTTAATAATGTCACGTAGTGATTGGCTTGATATAAGATCTAATACCCTTTTGTATGAAATCCATATGAACCACCGTGGCCGAAGAGCAGATGGTGGACCTACCACTTTCAGAGGATTGGTAGTAGCAATAGTGGAGGACTTTAATGAGTCCATATTGGAGGTACGGTAATGAAAGGAAAGCCCATAAAAGTTAACAGTATACAATTCCCAAGTGCAAGAGCAGCAGCTAGGTACATAGTTGCTGAAGAGGCAAAGCTTGGTAATGTACGTAAAGAAAACACAATAGCAAAAGAGCTAAAACGATGCTTCCCAAAGAATGGTGGTAATAGTTGGCCAATGTATGGTAAATATGTAGTAATGCTTGGTTCCGCAGAGAGCGAAGCGAACGAGGAGGGAATAGATGAAAGTAAGAGTTAAACAAATTGGTGAATTGTACTATCCACAATATAGGTTTCTGTTTGTGTGGAATACCTTCCAAGAGATGGTTGGTATTGACGTGTTAAATACAGTAAAGTTTGGTGTCCTTGAAGATGCTATAAAGTATGCTAAAAAAGCAACATATAAAATACACCCAGTTAGTCTGTAATACTAAATTGTACATAAGGAATAAAGATGGCTAAAAAGAAGTGGACTCAACCCAAGGTTAAGTACGACGGGTTTGTGTATATAATAAAAATATATACAGACCAAGGAATAGTTAACAAGGTTGGCACAACAAATAGAACTCCTAAGGCTAGAATGCTAGAGATAGCTGGAGAGTTGTATGAAGTACTTGGGTACATACCAAGAATGCAAATGATCCGACAAAAACAAACCAAAGACAATTACCAAATTGAGGCTGCTGTGCTAAGAAAGACACAGAAGTATAGATGTGGTTTGGGACTGTGCGAGTGGTCTGGTGAGTCAGAACTTAGAAAAATGGATGAGCAAGAACTGTTGCAAGTATATGATGTGTGCTTGTCAGAGGGCTTTGCCCCAACAACAAAATTTGAGGTGGAGCTATGATAGAATCTGAAGAACTGCTTGGGGATGACTTCTGGACAGAAGAGGAGCTATATAAAATGGCTGTGGATCAAATAGATACACCAAGATATGAAGATAAAAAACTAAATATATGTATATACCACTTATACAAAAATGCTATAGATACTGGGCTAGTATTAATAACAACTGTGAAGTCAGTAGTAGATGGACAAAATGCAATAGATAAGTTGTGGGCTGATGCTGGTATCCTGTCAATAGCTGGGGAATACAGTGAAGAATCCGAAGTAAGTAAATATAAGTTAGAAGCAATATATACAGTACTAGAAAAGTATGCTTACAAAGGTAAAATGAAGTTGATTGGTTCAGATAGAGTGTTTAGATACGAAAAATGGATGGATAACTTGGTAAATTAGCAGTCTAATTCAGTTAAAATGAAGTCTTGTGTTGATATACTAAATTAATAAAACAAAAGGGATCTAATATGGATGTAATTAGATTAAAGAAAGTTGTAAGAAGTGCTATGGAAAATTTGCTGAAGAACTGTTTACAAAATAAAGGGAAAATATGATAACAGAATTAACAGACGAACTAATAGATATGGTGAATAGCCGATTAGAAAAATTAGGTATTGAATTGACAATAGATCAAACAGAAGACATACGAGACGTATTAGACTACGTTCTCGATAGGTACTCGGAGGCGAATTAGATGAAAAGTATGAAACAGGAATTGCGTAATCTACCAGAACCCCAAACAATGGAGGACTTAACAATTGAAGAACAGAATATAACAGTTGAAAAGTTAAAGTACTTCCTTCCAAAAGGCAGTAAAGTAAATGTAACACAATCAACGGTTGACTGGGTAAATAAAGCAATAAGCGAATCTGGCATACACAAAGGTTTAATGGAAGAAAGACTAATGAGTTACTTACACTTAATGGGTCCAGGAATTGGGCTTAAACAAGTGCTTAATGGTGTACAGTTTGTAACACTAAGTATGACTCCAGGACTAAATCAGACTAAAGCATTCCTAATAACATTTCCAGAGAAGGCTCAAGAGCTGTTAGAGCAAAATAGAGATGCCAGTTCGTTTGCTAGTCAATATGCTGCAACAAAGGTGCCAACCAAGATAATGGAAGGTATACAGATGGGAACCTCTACTACGTATGCACCGCTAAGGCACCAAATGGTAGAGAAGTTGATACAGCTAACAAACGGTAAGGCTGCTGATGGACCTGCTAGTGCAACAGTACAACTGAATGCTACAATTGCGTTGATGGACTACATAAAAGTACCAGAAGAATTGACAGTTAACTTAAACCATAATGGTGCTGAGGAAGCTAAACAAATACAACAAACACTTGCTGACGAAATTAGTAATATGGCTGCAATAATGGCGCAAAGAAGGCGTAATGGTGAAGACATACGAGATATACAAAAGATTGGTGTCACAGTAGATGCTGAGGTAATTGAAGATGAAAACTGAGTTGACCGAAGAACAGAAACGTGAGGAACTAGCCGAACTAGTTGAGCTGTATGGTGAAGACATAGTAAAAGATGTAGTTGACCAAGCAACTAAAAGACAGGCTTCTGAAGATGCTAAGGAATTGCTAAAAGATGCTGAGTTCGATTTGGATGGGGCACTGGATAGCTACGACCCAACGTTCCCAAGGTATAATCCAAGTGCGGATGCGTTCGAGTTCTTCATATTAATGAGATTAGTACAAGGTGGAGACTTCGAGTTTGATACTCCAATAGCACACTACTTCATGGTTGATATGTTGTTAGGACATATAACAGATCCAATGATGTTCCCATATAGTGAAGAGATATGTTCAAAGATAGAGATAGATATAAATGCAATTGGGTTTATGGCAAGTAGAGGTTTAGCTAAATCAACAGTTGGTATATCTTTCTTTGCAGTATACAGTGCAATGAAAGGTAAACTTCCAAATGGTATTGGTAAAGTGTACTTCTACCTACTACTAGCAGCATCAAGTAAAGGTGGGGCAAGAGTAAATGCTCTAGCTGTAAAAGCAATGTGTGAGGATAGTAAATACTTAAACGACTACTTTGAGGAAATGAGATTTACTGAGACTGAGAGTGAGTTCATACGAAAAGATCCTACAGGAAAAATAGCTAAAAAAGACAGGTCTTTCCTAATGAGATATCAAGGTATCAATACTGGCGTAAGGGGTTCAAGATATGGTGAAAGAAGACCAGATGCAATAATATTTGATGATGCTATTCTAAATACAGCAGCTGCCTATTCAAAAGTAATGATGGATAACTTGGATGAAATACTAAACTCAGATGCTACCAATGCGTTAAAAGGTGGTGGTAAAGGTAGAGTTCTACTGTACTTCACACCATTCCACTATGGAGACGTAAATACAAAAGCAATATTGAATGGGTCGTTTACTCCAGTAGTAATCCCAATGGCTAAAGCATTTGATGCTGAAAGTCCTACGCTCAAAGCAACAGACATACATAGTAGTTGGGAGGCAATGCACCCTAGAATATCAATACTAAGCCTGATAAAGCGTGCGAAGAAGGCTAAGAAGCTTGGGCTGTTCCTGCAAGAGCGTATGCTGAGACTAACTAGTGGAAGTGAAAGATTGGTTCCAGATGAGTGTTTACAGTTCTGTGATATGTCGGTAATAGAAAATAACTTAGATGGTTACAATATATACATAACAACAGACTTCACAACAACAAGTGGTGAACAGTCAGACTTTAGTGGTATGGCAACATGGGCAGTGAATAGTAACGAAGATTGGTTTATGTTGAATCTGCACCTACGAAAAATGGGGATGGAAACCCAATATGCAAATGCATTGCAAGATGCTGACAAATACAAGCGTAAAGGTAAATATGTAGAAATTGGGGTTGAGATAGATGGTAATCAATCTGCTCATGTGAATGCACTAGAGAAGTTAATGAGAGATGCTGGAACATACCACACATTTGCTAAACAAAAAGGTCAACTAGATAGTCCTAGAAAAGGTATACTGAGTAAAAACTCGGGAGTAGGCGGTAAACACGAAAGATTCAGAATTGCCAGTCAAGCGTTTCTGCAGAAAAAGATATACTTACCAGAACACTTAAAAGACACACCAGATATGCGAGAGTTCCTAGCACAAATTAGGGGTGCGACACATGAAGCCTTTACGAGATCAGATGATGGTCCAGACTTGGTGACAATGGCCATTGTTTCAATGCATGTGTACTACCCTTCCTATGAGGCATCTACAGCACAAAAGGTAAGTCCTGATGGAGTACACTTCTTTGAAACTACATATACAGGTTCTACAATATCTGCCTATAGTAGCTACTAAGTTTATATAAAGATTAGTTTGGTTATAATTGATGTAAATTAGTAGAAGGATAAGGTATGACATTTGCAGAATTCAAACTTGTGACAAAAGGGTTACTCAGTAGTGACTTCCCACTACCTACAGAAGATGCTGAAGTTAAAGCACTACTAGGAATGGCGTATACTTATATAGTTGATAGATGTCAGGTCCTAAACTTAACAACACTGGATAAAAGTGCCGATATACATAGATTAGGCAGAGGTGAGTATGTGATAAGAACTCCTGAACTGCCCGAAACGGATGAATCTGAACTAGAAATAGACCACGCATTAGGTTATGTGGCTGCTAGTTTAGTTGCTAGCTATCTATCAGAGAAAAAGACCGCAGTACACCAATCAAGAGCTAACACAGCAATAAATAGTTACAATGCTAAAGTTGATGAACTCATAGAAACATATGGAGATAAGAATGACAATTAAATCAATACTTTTAAATACAGATACTGATGGGTACACAGTCGATGAAGGAGTGCAAGAAGCAAAGAACTTGTTTAAGTGCAATAACACTCCGTATACACTAAAAGATGGTGTAGAAGGACCAAAAACTAGAGTAGTGTTCAATGAGCACTTCATAATGACAATGAGAGATGCAGATAGCAATGAGTGTATGGCTAAGATGAGTAAACTAGAGAAGTACTTATACTGGGATTACCTTAACTATCAAGGAATTGTAAATGGTGTGATGTTTGCGAATCCAACATTTACAGATGAACAAATAGATGAGGCTGCTAAAACAGAATATGAAGCTGGTAATATATACCTAGCTCCAGAGTTAGTAGTAAGAACACTTAGTGATTGGGCTTATGCTGAAACACTGCAGTTCGACAAAGATAGTTGCTATGACATAATGCATAGCTGGGAGGCATAGATATGAGTGGACAGAAAGATTTTTTGAATCTGTTAAGAGAAATACGAGGTACTGGAGCTCCAGGTGAAGCATATACAAATGGTATATGGTACGAACTAACTGTAGCAGATATAGATGGTAATCCAGGAATATATGGGGATATACTTGCTAAGTATGGAGTAGTAACCGAAAGCGCTGGTACATTCGATCAAGCAGTAGCAATACTAGAAAACTTGAATGTAGAAGTAACCACCCTTCCAGCTGGCACAGAAGCTACAAGCGCACTAGTAAATGGAGTGTGGCAATTGGGTATACCAAGAGGAGCAAATGGGGAGGATGGTGACAATGGTAGTACACCAGAGTTAGCATTAAACTATACAGCAGGCAACTTAAACTACACAGTGACAGTAGATGGTGTAGATGTAACTTCTACAGTACTTGACTTAGATACTGCAATAGATACAATAGTAAATGATAATGTAGATGTACAGACTACGTTACAAGCCAAGCAAGATGTAGTAGTTGCAGTAGATACTGCTCAGGCATTAGCAGATTCAATAGGTACTACAACAACAGCAAGTAAAGCAGAGCTAGATTCGCACACTACAACTAAGAAAACTGAGATAGATGACTATGCTACAACAGTAGGTGTGGAGTTAACTGATATAGTAGATGCGAAGGTTACTGAATATGATGCTAACGCAGTTATAAGATTAAGTCAATATGATGCTAACCACACGGACAAACTACAAGCATATAACACAAATGATGGTATAAAATTATCACAGTATAATGACAATCATATAGAAAGACTAGAAGAGATAAACATAGCATACGCAGAGAGAATAGTGCAGATGCTGAGAACTAAAAGAGTTATGGGAATGGTAGATGAATACGTAGCTCAAACTGAGACACATATGATTGACTTCATATCAACAGATGATGCTAACTACATATACTACGGAAATGGAACATTACTAGAAGAAGGAGTCGACTACACTGTATTCGATAAGAATACAATAGAGTTAACAGTAAAAGCTAATCCATACGATGTAATTACACAAATAAATACTAGAGTGCTAAAAGAGATGCTAACTGCAGAAGGTGCTTTATTTGATGAATTGCTTGGAGTTCCGGACGGAATTGCACAACTAGATGTAAATGGTAGTGTTCCTTCTACTCAACTGCCAAGTTATGTGGACGATGTGTTAGAGGTTGCTGACTATGCCAGTTTACCAGTAACTGGTGAAACAGGTAAGATATACGTGGTAGTAGCCGATGAAACTAGTGGTAATGACACTAGCTCATATAGATGGTCTGGTAGCGTATATGCAATGGTAAGTAACACACTGACAGCAGCTGATATAGAAGTACTATACGAAAGTGTAGCGAATACAAATAAATATACGGATGCTGAGAAGAGTAAGTTAGATGGTGTAGAGGCAGGAGCAACTGCCGACCAAACAGCTGTTGAGATAGAAACTCTATATGAGGGTATAGCGAATACAAATAAGTTCACTGATACGGAAAAGCAACAATTAGCGGATTTGCCAAACGACTTAGATAGCAAACAAGACAACTTAGTTACAGGCATTAATATAAAGACAATAAACCATTTGGATGTGCTTGGCAGTGGGAACTTAGATATAACAATAGGGTCTGGTGGATATGCTGCTAATGTGTATTTCACAACGGAACCATCTACTACAGTTGGAACATATAATAGAATTAACTACGTTCCTGAAGTAACTGAGACAATACTTAGTGCTGTAGCGAATGATGGTACAACGCTAATGGAAGACTACATATTCGATGGAGATGTGCTGTCCTCTTCAATACCTGCTGGTGAATGGGGGTTTCAGTTCAATAGGTACGTGAGTAATACTGCAGGAGATACGGTAATAAGATTTGAAATATTCAAAAGGTCTGCTGTAGGAACTGAAACAGTACTGTTTACGGTGGATTCACTACCGATAGAAGATGTAGTTGCTACACAAGAGTCAATACTAGTAACTAAGCCTGCATATACTGTAGCATCAACTGATAGAGTTGGTATAAAAGTGTATGCGGTAACAACAAGAACATCAGACACAACAGTGTCAATGGTGTTGGGTGATGGAAATGCTGCTTACTTCACTACCCCATTAGCACTTAGACATAATCAGCTAAGAGCTAGGGATGAAGTAGATAGTCACCCAATTGGTGCCATAACTGGCTTACAAACAGCACTTAACGAACTACAAACGGTTGTTGAGTGGTAATAAAAAGGAGAATAAATGCCATATAGATTTAGGATACTGGCTCAGGATACTGATGGTACAAAGAGTAGACCTTTGGAAGAAGGTGAATTAGGATATGACGCATATGCTGCCGGAGGAGATGAAGGTAGAGTGTCAGTCGGTACAGCAAGCGGAACAGATGTTTTGCTAGCAAAAAAAGATGAGCACTACACAAAAACTGAAGTTGACAACGGGTTCGTAGATAAGACAACAATACAGACTATAAATGGGATTAAGACATTTGGTGTCAGTCCAATCATCCCCGATGCTACAGCAGATGTTCAAGCTGTAAATAAAGGTCAGTTGGATTTAAAAGCAGATAAAGCAACAACATATACAATAGCTGAGTCTGATAATAAATTTGCAGATAAATTAACAACATATACAAAAACGGAAGCTGATGATTTACTAGCTAACAAATCAGACTTAAATGAAGAAAACACATTTACACAAACAAACACATTTACAGGAAAAGTTACAATCGGAGATAAAACATTTAACGACCCTAATATATATTCTCTTGGTATAAAAGGTGAAATAGGTTTTGGTGTAGCAACAGCACCTAGAAATATGATGAATAAAGCTGGTTGTATTGGACTGGATGGTCATGATGTTATAGGCTCTAAAGGATATGGAAACTATTTACACTTAAAAAGTGGAGCTATACTTGTATATATCCCAAAACATTACTATAAACTAACAATAAATACTCCAGACTTTTCAGATACAGCAGAAGTTGGGTATGTATTAGATAGAAGTTTTATAAATGGCGGTATAGAGTTAGACGGTATTTTTGTAGGAAAATATGGAGCTACCAACAACAACGGAATACTAAGTTCACAATCTGGTCAAGACCCACTGAGTACAAATTCATCGCACAATCCAATATCAAATTTAGATGGGACACCAATTAATAATCTTGGTGGAATGTATGCAGCTGTGAAAACTATGGATAGCAATGCAGTAGTAACACCAAATTGGGTGTACAGTATGTTGGCAAGAATAGCACTTGCTCAAGGTCAATCTGCAACAAATACAACAGCTTGTGCATACATAGATGTAAATCCGAAAATGCCAAAAGGGAATCTAAACAATGCATTAAGCGATTACGATGACCCTAGCGTAACTTTTACGAGTAGTGGATATTCTAACTGTGCTTTAACAGGAAGCGGTAGCAATTTTGCAAAGACTACTCATAATGGTCAAGAGAACGGTATCACCGATTTAAATGGGAATATGTGGGAAATAGCAAGTGGTTTTATCCGTACTGATGTGGATGGATTTTTGATGCTAAAAGAATCTGTAGATATTAGAGATATAGTTGATGATAATAGTGTAGATGCTACAGGTGCTTATTTTGTAGGAAATTATGATGTAGTAGATTTATCTGATGTAGTATTTGATAACAGTGATCTAACATATTTAGGAAATGGTGTAAATCAAGTTTTTCCAATGAGTACAGATAGAAACTCTATATCTTATAAGAAAAATGCACTTGGAATACCAAATGCAGATGGTCATAGTGCAAGTGGTACTACAGAGTTCGGTAACGATGGAGTGTTTAGATATTTAACAAACGAGATGGTTGCTCGTCGCGGTGGTTATTGGGGTGACTCTTCTTATGCTGGTGTGGGATGTATAAATATGGCTAATACACGGTTAGGTGGGTCTCCGATTGTAAGATCGTCTACTGGCGGTCGTGCCTGTATTATTGTATAGTGAAAGGATAAAAAATGGTTAAATATATAGAGTATAAAAAAGTTAGTGATGAGTTTACAACTCACGAGTTTAGAGGTGGAAATGAAGATGTAGTAGTTACAAATTTTACTGGAAAAAATGTCTTAAAGCATATTGTTAGCATTGTCGCTGATGATACAGAAAAGATAGATGAGCTTATAGCTTCACAAAATCCACTTATAGAGTGTAGAGGGATAGTATATGAAGAGTTTAAAGATTTGGTTAGAAATAGTGACCAAATCGCAAATATAAATCGACAAGTAAAAGAATTAATAGCAGAGAGATATGATATAGCAGATGAAATTGCTATGAGTAAAAGAGATGTTACAGATGAAAAAAGAGTTGCTTATGAAAATTATGTGACGGAGTGTGTTGTAGAGGGTAATAAAATGAAAAGTGAGATAGGGTACTAAAATGATAAATACTTTTATTGAAAAATACTTTAGTAACTTCTGTGAGCGTGGGCAGAGATGCTCATGCTGGTTTGATGGTTGGTGGGGAGATGCATGTGCAGAGCATGATAAAGACTATCAAGAAAGAGCATATCTAGGCAGTAAACTGAGCTATGATTTAAAACTATGGATTGGAGTAACATTAGCTAATAAGTGGTTAAGTCCAATAGGATTTGTTATGGGATTAGTTATGTTCGTTGCATTGTCACTAGCACCAAGAAGTTACGGGTTCTACAACAAATATAGAATAAAAACTAAGAAAGGAAGATAAATGGGAATCAATAGAGGAGGTTTACTACATAAAGCAAAGATATACGCAGCTACGTTCATAATACTTATGGCACTGCTGATTGACAGTATGTTAGTACACCAGGTAGAAACAGAGAAGAGGGCTCAAGGAGTATTTAATATACAGCATACGATTAGCTGTATGGGAAGATTCGAAAGAGCTATAGGTAAATTAGATTACCGTGGTATGAAAACCTGTGCTGAGGATATGAGAACTTCAATAACTGGAGATATGTTTATACTAGACTATGAGACAAAAGAGTTCCTGTATGATGGTAGTAGAGATATACCGTCTGGACAGAGACTGTACTTCACAGAGGACAGTATAGGAAAGTACTTCAATGACTGGAAAAGTGCTGAAAAGGCGATGACTAAAATAGGTTCAGGAATTGATAGCACAGCAAAAGACCGTGTAAAGTACAACTATGACGGCGATGAAGAATGGTTAGAGTATAAGACATTCCAACCAAAGACACTAGGTAATAGATTAATAGTAATACAAGGAATACAGTCAGATGAAGCTCTAAGTGGGTACTCAGTAGTAAGAAACACAGCTAAGGTCCTAGCTGGGATGTATGCGATGTGGTTGTTATCAACTGGGATAGCGAGCAGACGCAATGACTACGCATGATATGTATATAGCACTTGGGAGCATAAAGGATATACTATTAGGCATATCTGGAGGAGCAGTTGCGTATCTATTCGACTATTCGAAGGCTAAAAGGGAAGGTGATGACAAGTTTAGATTTCTATTGAGCTCTATGCTAATAAATATGACACTTGGAGCTTTCGTGGCCTATACAGTTGGGTCTATGTTGCCTGCAGATATGTCGTACAGAGATGCGATAATAGGATTCAGTGGTGTGACTGCTTACAACATAATACTACTTGCGGAGAGTAGATTTGCTGAGTGGTTAGTAAATAAATTACAAAATGGTACAAAGGATAAATAATGTGGGCTAGTTTAATAAGCACAGTATTTGGTGGGGTGTCTACATACTTCACCAATAAACAAGAAATGAAAAAAGTGCAAATTGAGGCAGATGTTGCTGTTATAAAAGCAGAAGCTAATGCCAAGATAGCAGTTAGTGAAGCTAAGATACAAATGGCTAAAACAGGGCAAGTTCAGGACTTCGATCTGGATAAGATAGCTATGCAAAATATGGATAGATCATATAAGGATGAGTTTCTACTTGGGCTGTTTAGTATACCAATGATACTTGCGTTCATACCAGGACAGGCGGATGTAGCACTAAAAGGGTTCGAAGTAATTGCTTCTATGCCACAATGGTATCAGTACACATTCATAGGAATGGTTGTGGTAATCTATGGTATGAGAGGGATGCTTACTAAGCTCCTTGAACGAAAATCAATATTGCCTGGAAAGTAGAAGATATGAGAGATGAAATAGAGTTAATGAAAAGATTAGAAGGTATGATGACTACGTCGTATGATTGTACCTCAGGGAAAAGAACTGTTGGAATTGGGTTCAATATGGATGCAATTGGTGCTAGGAAAGTATGGGACAAATTACAAATACTAGAGGACTTCGATGCAGTGTATAACAAAAAACAAAAGTTATCGGAAGAGTCTGCTAGTAGATTGTTCGATAAAACATGGAATTGGTGTAAAAAGAAAGCAGAGGAGAGATGTGCTGAACTTGGAGTAGACTGGGAACCAATGGCTGCATGGCATAAGTTTGTACTTGCAGATATAGTATACAATACAGGAAGCATTAGTAAGTGGAGCAAAGTGGTAAAAGAAACGGCTCCTGGAATGGTGCTAATTGAGGCTAGGAGAAGACCACATGAGTTAATGGATTCGAGAATATCTAAGACAGCAAAATACTTTGGGTTCATTGATACAGTAGAAGATGCTGTAGCAATGGGACTAAAATACGCTAAATACATATAGTAGTTGATTAAGGATTACTTAATTAACTCTATTGTACAATAAAGCAATAATTAACATAGGATATACATGAAACAAAAACTAAATAACAAGAAGGCCGATAAATTACACCCTAACTGGTCAAATGAACCGACTGTAGAAGACTTAAGAAGTGATTTACACGCCTCTTCTAGTTTTCATGAAGACTATAAAAAGAAATTATTACAGTACGCAGAAGACAGAGATGGTGGTAAGAAGATTGAAGCCAGAGAAGGTAAATCAACAGCAAGACCTAAAGTAATTCGTAAGAATGCTGAATGGAAGTATCCTGCACTAGAAGATCCGTTCCTAAATACTGAGGATATGTTCGAAATAAAACCAAGGACTTGGGAAGATGCCGAAGCTGCTGAACAAAATGCTCTAATACTGAACTACCAATGGTCTTCTAAGATTAACAAAACTAAATTGGTAAATGACATAGTTCGATATGTGGTTGATGATGGTACAGTTATAGTTAAAACTGGGTGGGAAGTAGAGGAAGAAGTAGTAGCTGAGTTACAAGAACAGGCAATCTATGCTAGTCCAGAAGAGTCACTAGTCCTAATGGAGCAAGGGTTAGCTGATGGTTCAATAAGTGAAGAAGAGTACTTAGCAAGGATAGAAACTGGAGAACCCCTACAAATTGGTATTGAGCAAGTTGAAGTAGAAGTTACAAAGTTAATTAAGAATCAGCCAAAATACGAAGTGTGTAATACTGCCAATGTGATAATAGATCCTACATGTGAGGGAGACTTAGACCAAGCTCAGTTTATAATACACGAGTATGACACAAACATTGCAGAGTTAAAAAAAGAAGAGTATATAAAAGACATTGAGACTGGAGAGGTATCTGGAATATACCAGAACTTGGATAAAATCAAAGGTGAAGATGGTGTAGCAATATACGATGAACACAAGAGTGATCAATATAATGAATTCAAATTCAATGACCAAGCTAGAAAGAAGTTAACAGCATATGAATATTGGGGTTACTGGGACGTTAATGGTGATGAGACATTAGTGCCAATAGTAGCAACATGGGTCGGTGAGATCCTAATCAGATTAGAAGAAAATCCATTACCTCATAAGAAGTTGCCATTTAGTTTGGCTACATATATGCCAGTTAAAAAAGAAGCAATGGGTGAGCCTGATGCTGAACTACTTAGAGAAAATCAAGAGTCAATTGGTAAGTTAACAAGAGCCGCACATGACATAACAAGTGAACAAGCAGTAGGACAAGAGTTCATCGATGAACAACTGTTCCCAAGCATATCAGTAAGACAGCAATATGACAAAGGTAATACTGTATACTACAGAACTGGAATGAATCCAAAGAATGCAATATACAAAAAGACCGTAGATCCTGTGCCATCAAGTGTATTCAATATGATGAACTGGAACAATGGTGAAGTGGAAGCTCTATCAGGGACTAAGTCATTTGGTGGACAAGGAATATCAGGTAATGCTCTTGGAGATTCAGTCGGAGGAGTTAGAAGTGCTCTAGACGCTGTAAGTAAAAGAGAACTAAGTATACTAAGAAGACTAAGTGAGCTCTTTAAAGACTTGGCTAGAAAAACAATAGCAATGAATCAAGCTTACTTAAGTGAAGAAGAAGTAGTTAGAGTTACTAATGAAGAGTTTGTAACAGTACGTAGAGATGACTTGTCTGGAGAGTTTGACTTAAAAGTTGATGTAAGTACACCAGAGAAAGATGAAGATACTGCTAATAAATTAAATATGTTGCTACAAACAAATGCGGCTAGTATGGATCCTGCTGAAGCAAGGATATACAGAGCAAAGATTGCTAAACTGTGGAAGCAACCAGATTTAGCTAAGTCAATTGAGTCGTATGAACCACAAGTAGACCCAATTCAACAAGAACTGCAAATGCTTGCATTAGAAGAGGCTAGACTAAAAGTATCAATGGCTAGAAAAGAAATTGAAGAGATGGATTCAAGAATAGTTGAAAGAATTAGTAGGTCAGAAGAAAACTTCAAAGCTGATGCTGAAATGAAAATAGCAAAAGCGGAAGAATCAAGAGGAAGAGCGCAAGAAGCACTTGCTAATGCTGAGTTAGCTCGTGAAAAGGCTGATACAATGGCTAAAGAGTTTGTAAAAGATATGACAGGACAAACTAGAGCAGAAATTGAAAGAGATAAAGAGTACGATGCTAAGGTAAAAATGGCAGAAAAAGAATACTCTAAGGTTACAGATGCTAAAATAACACAAACAGGAGATAAATAATGGCAGCAGCACCAACATACGCAGATTTAGACAGAGAAAAGAAACAAGCCCAAATGGCTGAACAACAACAAATGGAACAAGCTCAAAGAGCTCAACAAGCCGAAATTGCTAAACAGCGAGAAGCTAATCCAATGCTACAAGCGTATATGAATAAACAAAGTCAGCAAGGCTTAATGCCTAATAATGCTGTAAATGAATACTCAGCAACTGCTGGATTGATTGCTGACCAAAGTCCTGACCAAATGGCTTATAGTCAAAATATGGTAAATGCTGCACTAAAAGGTCAATTAGATCCAAAAAATGTGCTAGAAGATGAAAGTGTGCTACCAGAAATGCGAAATGCTCTAATGGAAACACTAAGACAACCTTCAGGACTTGGTACTCTAGGGTAACATACCTATGACCAGATAACGGATGTCGTAAAAAGCTGTAAATTAAAACACTGAAAGGATTAATGCAATGAGTGAAAAACTTAACATTGACGAGCAAATTGCTGAATTAGATACGGATATCGGGATACAAACTTGGTACATTGAAAGAGCTGAGGCTCTAGAAAAGTTAAAGAAAATGCCTGAGTTCCAAATGGTTATTATGGATGGGTTTATAAATATTGAGGCTGATAGAGTGTATAACTTATTAACAGACCCAAGAACAGTTAAACTAGAAGATAAGGATATTTACTTAAGTAAATTAGACACTATAAGAAATATGAGCGCATACTTAGGCACAGAGACATACCCAGGTACAGTTGCTAACTTGGCGGTTAATGCCAAATCTGCACTTGAATCTGCCGAAGCAATGAAAAGAGAATTGCTGTTAGGTAAAGGTGAATAACTATGGCTGAATACTTAAGTGCAAAAGAAGAACTTGAAGCAATGATTAACGGGACTCACGTAAGTCCAGATATCGAAGCAGATGAAGAGCAAAATGAAAGTGTTGATGAAGGAGTAGAATCTGAAGAGTTTGGTGAACAAACTGAAGAAGATACTACCGAAACTGAGGAATCGACTGAGGAAGAAGCAGAAGACAATGAGGACACAGACCAAGAGACGGAAGCTGAAGAGGAAGAAGACACAGAGGATACTACTGACGAGGAGAATCCAGAAACTTCCGAAACGACAGAGGAAGGTGAGGAAGAAGACGCTCATGAAACTACTGAAGATGAATCTACAGATGAATCAGATGAACCTATAACAGAAGAAAATGTGGATGAAATAGACTACAAAGGATTCTATGAAAAGGTGGCTTTAGCTAAATTTACAGCTAATGGTAGAGAGGTTGAAGGATTTAAAGATCCAGAGGACTTAGTAAGAGCACAACAAATGCTACATGGGTATAGTGACAAAATGAAGGTATTCAAAGAATACAAGAAATTCCTAAAACCCTTGGAAGAGCGTGGTGTAATTGCTGACCCAGATAAATTCAACCTGGCAATGAGCTTGTTAGATGGTGACCCAGAAGCACTAAAGAAAGTGATTAAGGATAAGGGTATGGACCCTATGGAAATGGACTTAGAGGATATCAAGTATACCCCTAAGAATTCCATTGCAACTGAAGCACAATTAGTGATAGATGAGGCATACACACAAGCAACAGATTTGGGAGTTGCTGACAAATTCAACAAAGTTCTAACTAAAGATTGGGATGTTGACAGTTTGCAAGAAATGGTTAACAATACTGCAGTTAGAAATGACTTGTTAGCACACCTAAAAGATGGTACATATGATATGGTACAAGCTGAAATTAGAAGAATGGAGTTGTTAGACTCTAGAGGAGAATTGGATTCAGTATCGTCGGTTGATAAGTATAGAAAGGCAATTGCTAGACTACAACAGAATCAACCAAAAGCGGTGACTGCCCCAGTTCAACCAAAGGTAGATAACACTGCTAAGATTGAGGCTGAAAAAGCTAAGATTGAGAAAGACAGACAAGCTGCAGAGTTCAAGAAGAAAGCTGCAGAAAAAGAGAAAGCTGTTGCGGAACAACGAAAGAAGGCTGCTTCAGTTAGTAAGAAGAAAACTGTGAAGAAAGTTACTGTTAAACCAAACCCTGAGGAACTCAGTGGGGATGCGTTTAGAGAACACTTCAAAAATATGATGATGGGTTAAGCTCCATCGTCAATAAAAAACAAGGAATATAAAAATGGCTGAATTAACAGGAAAATTTAACTCTGGTGGTGAAACATCAACAACAATTGATAGACAGTTTACTGATGAATATGTAAGTAAAGCGGTAGTAGAAGTACCAAAAAGAAAGAGACATTTCTCAGTAAGAGCTGATAGATTTACAATGCCAAAGAACTATGGTGACAAATTGTCAAGAGAAGTATCGTATGGTATGCTGGATAAAAGAGTACTAATTGATGGTGGTGTTGATGCTAATACTGCAACAATTCTACAAGATGTTTGGTATGTAGTTCCAACAGGCTCAAAAGATATTACTGCTGCTACAGCTGTATTTGATACTAAAGACTACTTTGCTACTGGTTCATATGCTACATGGGATTTAGCTAGAGACGCTGCTAAAGCTGCTGCTACTGCGGATGCTGGTGTTGGTGAAGAAATTGTATCTGGTTCAGGTGGTATGGTTAATGGAGAAGCATCTTATGCTGCTACAGAAGGTCCGTTAGTTGAAATGCCAGAAGAAGGTGGAGTAATCAATTTACTAAATCACTACAGTAAAATGGTATCTGCAAAAATCACATTCCACGGTGTAGGACATAAGTTCTCAATGAGATCTGTAAACTTAGATTCAAGAAAAGGTTTAATTGCTAGAAAGATTCAATATATGGCAGATGCTGTACAGGATATTAAGGAAATGCAAGTTAGAAGAGACTTAATTGCTGCTTCACATGTAAACTCAATTATCTGTAATGCTCCAGAAAATCCTGATACGGACTTAACATCAGAAATTGATGGTATTGATGTATTATCATACACAGGTTTAGAAGTATTAGAACAGTACTTACTTAACAATGATGTTCCAATGGACACAGAGATCCTATCTGGTGTAGATTTAGTTGATACTAAAGTTGTATCTGATGCATGGATTATTTATGTTAATACTGAAGTATTACCAACATTGAGAGCAATGAAAGGTCCAGGAGACGTACTTGTATGGGTTCCAAAAGAACAATATGCAGCTGGTACAGAGTTACTAGATGGTGAAGTTGGTAAAATTGGTCAATTCAGATTCGTAGCTGTTAAAGATATGGAAAGAGAATATGGTGCTGGTGCTGAAGTTGGTAAAGTAGATGTTGATACACAAATTGGCGATGCTGCAAATGCTGCAACTCAAGCAGCGGCTTACCAAACAAATGGCTTCTATGATGTGTTTACTGCAATGGTAATTGGTGATGATTCATTCTCAATTACAGGATTCGGTTCAAATATGACTAAAGCGTCGTACATTGCTCCTAAGAAAGATGTGCACAATGATATGCATGCTCAAATGGCAGGTATCTCAGCGGATTGGTCATATGGTTTCTTAAACTACCGACCAGAGAGATTGACTTCATTGAAGTTCTCGGTTTCGAAGAACCCTAGTATAGTAGCTGCAGCTTAGTATTAACTAAGCTTCACTGCGATATAATATCAAATAAGAGTTAATTGTGGAGGTGAAATGCCTCCAACACATAATAAATAGCAATGGTGAAAGCTAACTATATAAGGAATGAATAAATGGCAAAAACATTTAAACAAATGAATAAAGACGAGTTAATTAAAGCTACTGAAAGCTTGGGGTTAACAGATAAAGTGAAAGAGTCTGCTGTAGATGCAGAAGATATTAAAAATGCTGAATACGTAACAGTATTGGAGGCTTATAAAGCCGCACAAGATGAAATTAACAAAGAGACTAAAGAAGAGTTGAGTAAAACTGAGAATACTGCAAAAACTCCTGTTGAAGCTCCTAAGAAAATGGTGGATAAGTTTGAAAGAGCTAAATTGAAGCAAGTTAAGTTCAAGTATATTGTAACTGACCATCAAAATACAGTGGATATCGAAGAAGATGATGAGACAAGAACATTCCCAATCCAATATGGTAACCAAACATCAGGCCCAAAAAACTGGAATGTGGGACTACATAGTAATCCTCAAGCACTCCCGTTTAGTGTTGCTAAAAAACTGGAAGAAATTATGTCAATTGTACATATTAAAAATTCAAAAGATGAACCTGTAGCTAAGTCACAGAAGAGATTTAGAGTAACTAAAGTTGAAGGTTGGACACAAGATGAAATTGACGCCTTAAAAAGAACTCAAAATACTAGAAAATTCAAAGACTAGTTTAGTTAGAGCTTACTAAGGTAGGCTCTATAGTAAACTAATAAGGAAAATTACATGGCAACAATAACAGTATCAACAGAATTAGATATACTAGATAAGTATGAATCCCTGGTTAAGTCCTCTCTAGGTTCTGAATCTATATACATTAGAGCTAAAGAAACCATATCAGACTTGTTAGTTAAAGGTGGTTTGACGGGGGCTGACAAAGCTAAACTTATAGGTGAAACTATTGCAGGATTGAGTAGTGGCTTGGCAAGTTCCTGTATGGCTACTGCTTTGCAATGGGAATCCTCTGAAAAGGACTTTGCTTTAAAGAAGTTAGAGCTAGAAAAACAGTTAGACATCCTAACTAATGAGATAGACAAAACTAAGAATGAGGCGGATAGGCTGAGAAATGCTGACTTGATACAACAAGCTGAGAGCTTACGTAATAACGGAGCAATGACTGTCGTAGATGATAAAGTAATAGCATTAAACGATACTGGTGCTGTATATGAGAATATACTACTTACCAGAGAAAAAGTGGAAAGTGAGAATAAGGCCCAGTTACTTAGTGAGGCTAAATTAAATGAGACTAATGCTGTTATCCATAAAGTAATAGCAGATACATATGTAAACTATGGTATGTATAGCGGGTACAGTATAACAGATTCAGGTGTTACAGGAATAACAGACTATACTCCTTCAGGATTGACTACATTAAGTGGGGCACAACTAGAGATAGCTAAAGAACAGGCAAAAGGCTATGTATACAACGCTTGGTCGAACGTGGCAAGTGGCTTAGGTTCAACAATTGGTGTGGCTTTGACAAGTGAGACAGATATATTTTCAGGTGCTAATGCGGGTATACTTACAACATGGAAAGATACTATTGAAAAGTTAAATGCTACAACACCAGCAAGCTTCTAGGAGGATATATGAGTAATTTTGTAATAACAAAAGGAGTAGACAACGAGTTTACATTCACAATAAAACAAACAGGCACTACCTTGCCAATGGAGATTGAAGTTACGGACACATTCGTAGCAACATTAGTACCCCTAGAAAAAGAGGGAGTAATTAGTGGTATGGAGTATACGATGACTACAGAAGATGCTGTTAATGGTAAGATCAAACTCAACATACCAGAAGCAGATACTGTGGACTTAGTATCGGATAAAGGGGACAAAGTAGACAGATACTACAATAGACCCACGTATAAACTAATAGTTGAGTGTGATACAGTAAATAATGGCAATTTCACAGCTAAAGTACCATTAGTATATGTGGATTAACTATGAATGAATTAGAGCTAAATCAGATAGAACTAGCTGCAGATGAACACGAGGTAGTAGCTACTATAGCTGAAATACAACAAGAAGATAACACAGACTTAGAAGTATCCTCAGTAAAGAATGAATACAGTATAGTTGGTGATGCTTTGTATGCAAGTGTGTCTGCAGGAAATGCTCCTCAATGGTTGGTGAACATAATAGACAGCGTGGTAGACGGGTTAATAAGTGGTAAAGTCACGGACTTACAAACTGCGGTAGCTAGTATAAACCAGAGTCTACTAGAGTTGGACATAGCTAAGAACCAATACCAAGAACTAATAAACATCGAAGAAACAATAGATGGAGTAATAACTAGTAAGTTAGAGACACTAAATGCTACAGTAGCTGGGAATGCTGCTAACATCCTAAGTCTGGACACTAACAAAGTGACAGCAGATGAAGCACTTGCTATAGCAATAGATCACTTAAATGCTCAGATATCTGATGGGGATATATACTCACTAGTTACAGCACTAAACACGGCTATAGCTAATGCTGAGATAAGTGCATCTAGCCAAATAAATACCCTAACTTCAGTGTTTGACAACAACCAAAGTACGGTAGAAAGTATCCTAAGTAGCAGTGCAGGAGAATATTCAGCAGAAGCTAATGCAGTAACAGACTTAATGAGTACAAGTGTAGATGAGAATGGGGATGTATCTTACGGTGGTATAGTAGGTAAGATGGTAACTAAGACTGCTGAGGGAGTAGCTTCAGTAGGTGCTAGTACTAGTTCACAGGCATACCTAAACAATGTCTATGCACAAGGTCTGCAAAGTAACTTCACAAATATCCTAGGAGACTATGTAAACTCCGGACTTGAATACAAGAGTATAATATCTATAAACGGTAAGCAATATGAGAGTGGGTTTGGTTTAAATATCACAGGAAATGGTTCTGGTACAGTAGCTGATCCATATGAGAGTGAGTTCTGGATAAATGCTGAGAGGCTAAAGTTTACTAATAGCAATCAGACAGGACAAGCAGCTCCGTTTACTATAGATGCAAGTGGTACAGTTCCACAAGTTAAGTTTAATGGTGTAGTAGAGTTTAGTAATATAAATGGTGGAGATGACATAGCACTTAATAGCGAACTGGCTGCTGGTACTACTGTAATAGATGGTGCTGGTATAACTACAGGTACTGTAACAGCAGATAAGATAAACACAACAGACTTAGAAGTGCAAAATGTGGGTCCTGGTGGAAATACTCCATCCTTTGAAATACGTGCCGATGGTACTGCAGGTGAGCATGTATTAGGAGTAGGCAATGGTGTAAATATATATGGAAGTAGTATATATGGTGGCGACATATCAGGTTCAGCAATAACTGGAGGTACTATTACAGGTACAACTGGGAGTTTTAAAGGCGAGCTTACATTAAGTAAACTTGGTAATTCGGATGTTACCATAAGTGATGGATCCTCGTATATACCAGCAATAGCATTTGATACAGTTACAAGTAATTTGAGTGTGTCTGGTGGAGGTGGTGGAACTACCTCTAGCATCTATGTTAGTAAACCTATCCGTAACCACACATCTTTTCTATTCTTAGGAAATCTGAACGTAGTTGCTTATGATACTAGTGAAGCTGGGGATACTACAGCTATCGGGTTTGTACACTACAGTGTTGATAATGGAGCGTCGTGGGTACTTATAGGTGCCTCAGGTGCTGGGTTATTATCAGAAGGTCTTGTGCATAAGGCAGTATCAGGTGTTATGGTTCCTTCTACTGGCACTAACTTAAAAATACGTGTGACTTTAACCGTAGATGGAGAGGCCGGTACGTTAGCCCTCAATAATGGGAGTTTGATGATATCAAATTTAGGGTAACCAAAAGGAAAATAAATGTTAGTAACAGTAACAAATGTAGAACTAGCTGGAATAGCGAGTGACTAATGAAAGAACCACAAATTGATATACGACAGACAGCAGTACAGCAACATATAAACAGAGTAGGATTTAAGAACAAGTTTCTAAGACTTTGGGGAGATAACGGTATAGCCCTTAGTGGTAGACATATATACTATCCAGATATGGAATTCAGAAATGTAAAGCTATTTAAGTTTCTGAACATGTATGAGGATCTAAAGGAGTCTACAAATAATATGAAAGGTGTAGAATCTGCTTGGATATACTTAAACCCAGAAAAAATGAAATCCTCAGATTTGACTGAAGAGCTGTTAGTACAGACCTTAGAGTTTAACATACCTAACGGTGTGTATAGCATAACTGTAGCTCCTAAGGTAAGGCTAGTCAAAAGGAAATTCGGTGGGATATTTGGTACTACAACAGTAACTGAAGAAGGCCCTGATACTTTAGGTATACTAAGTGATACATATGTAAATGGGGATGGGACTATAGACCATAAGGTACTAGGCGAATACATCAAAGATAACTACACCACATTAGTGTCAGACTATATAATAGACCCTAATAGTACTCCTGAGGAGGATTCTGAAAGTATAGAAGTAGAAACAGCTAATTTGGTGGCTATGTACGCTTTAGGAGGTTCAAATGGGTTCAGTGTAGAAGTTACAGGAATGACTTACACTTTTTCGGAATCTGCCAAAATAGTGAAACAAGATAATGGTACTTCAGTTAGCTACCCGTATCGTACTAAGGCTTTGAATATAGAGATGAAAATAGAACAGATTGGCGCTATAGGAGAAGATGACCCTATAGTACAAAAAATAGTTGCAAAATATAATGAACTTGAAGCATTGGATGAAGCTAAAAATGCAACGAATTCGTCAGTAGATAGCGCACTTAGTAAAGTATCAGAAAAAACTGATGAGATATGGGTGAATGGTCTGATGAGGCTTGACATATTTAGTGCCCAAGTCCTGAAGACCAAAGATTTAGTTCCTATAATAACTGGCTCAATAGATACAGGCTACCAAAAGAAAAAAGCAAAATGGTATAGCAAATTACTTTCAATTATAGTACTAGTAGTAGCAGTATACTTGACAGCAATTTCTGGTGGAAGTTTGGCACCATTAGCTAAAGTGGCATTAGTAGCTACCGTTGCTACGTTAGCTGTTACTGTTACCAGTGTAGTTCTAACTGCATGGGGAGACTATGCAGGAGGAGCATTCGCAGGTAAGCTATCGCAAGGATTAGGTAAAATATCTGCTATAGTAGGATTCCTAAATCTGGCAAATATAGCAGTTAACGCACTACGAACAGCTGCTACGGAAGGTGCCAAACAAGCAGCTGCTCAAGAGCTTGGTAAGCAGGCCACTGAAGTTACAGCTGCAGAGTTAGTTACTTACCAAGCAAGTAGGTCTCTATTAGACACAATAACCCAAACAGCTGCTGAGCTATTTAAAAATACGGGAGGTAACTTCCTAAGCACAAAGCAAGGATTGACAATAACTAACAAAGTGTATGGTATGTACACAAAAAACAAGTTAGAAAAGCTGTCCTCGAAGCTTGAATCAGCAGAGACTAAAGAAGCGAGTTACGCTGAGTTAGAGGAGCAGATGAGATCAAAAGACATTAGTAAAGAATTTATAAAAGCTGGAGCTGAAGTGCTAACTGATAGTATAGATGACCCCTATGACAACATATACAGTGGTTGGTCTACCAATATGCATTCAGGCAATATACAGAAGACTAGTTGGAAATGGAATAGGACTGGTGCGAAGGACGGCTTAAGGAATGATAAGATATAATAGAGACAAAATAGAATAAAAGTAATAGGAGATAACTATGACAGAAAAAGAAATGCAAGCAATACTTGCTAATCAAACAGGACGTGACGAGTATACGGATTTGGGATTTAGTAAAAACGGGCTGATAGCACCTAATAGTAGTGCATTAGCCGGACAGTTAGTCACTACGCAGCCTACAACAACTTTGGGTAATCCTGGACTATCTGGAACTGTGGGGACAGAAACAACATCCCCATTGCTACAAGAAGGTGGATATGTGCCAAATCTTAAGTTCGATGCGAATAGTAATGTGACAGGTGTGGATACTACTACAGGAATTGGGTTAAATGCCCCTGTAGGTACAGGTAACTCGGATGCATCGTGGTTCTCAGAAAATAAGGATATGCTAAGTGCTGGGTTGGGATTAGGTCAACTAGGTTTAGGTGTACTAAATTACAATGCAAATAAAAAACAGTTAGAAAGTGACTTGGCTACAGCACAACAAGCTAGACAACTAGCACTGGCAAGAGCTGCTAATAAAACTGGGATTCAAAACAAGTTCCAATCGGTATGGAGTTAATATGGCAATAGATTTAACAGGTGGTATAAGTAGCGCGTTATCTGATACCTTTAATAGGTTCAATCAAGACGACTTAAACAAGAAAGCAGAACTGGCTAAACAAGAACAGCTTAAGTATGTGAGAGATAGAAATGCTGTGCTAGATGCACAAAATAAACAGCTATTCGATATGAAAATAGCTGAAGCGAATAGGCTAAAACAACAAGACAATAGACTTGGTGAAATAATGGGTAAGCTTAGTAACACAACAGCAGAACAAGTAGTGAGTACTCCTGGAAATGCTAATGAAGTTGCTGCTCAACAAGGGCTGAACCAAAGAGTAGACCAAAGATTACAAAACTATAAGCAGAATCAAGACAATAAATATACAGATAACTTGTTTGCTGCATTAGATGCACAAAATGAGGCTCTAATGAATGTTAAAGAAGGCATTATGTTGTCTAAACCCAAAGACCCTAGAAGTACTGGGTACACTGTAAGTCCTGTGAAAGGTACAAGTAATGAAGTGTACACTACTACTGAAGGGGAAAGACTAACATTTGACCCTGAAAGTGCGGTTGGTAAACTGCTGTACGGAAAGAATACTGGTGGAGGATATGAACAAGTAACTCCTGTTAATGCGGTAGTTGGCGGTGAAGAGGCCAAAAAGGCTACAGCAGAGATGGAAAGAATAAAAGCTGAAGGGCCTAAATTCAACGATAAGCGTATTGAAGCAATAAACAGTAGCAGAGTAGACGTAGATAAATTAGTTAAACCCTCAAAAGAGATAAAGAATGTGAAACTTACTAAAGATGAGTGGGCCCAGAATGCATACAATATAATTGCTAGTGACCCAACATTGTCTGGAAGTGCCAAAGCTAAAGCAATAAACTCCCTAAACACTCAAGCAGAGTTGCTATTTGGTAAAAGTAAAGAAGCTACCTATGACCAAATATTCAAGGCAAAGAAAGCTATAAAAGAAGAAGCTGATGCTAGACAGACAAGTACAGCAATTGCTAGAGACTTAAATATAAGAATACCTAATGGTATGTCAGGCAAATCTGCGTTAGACTATGTGAAAAATACTGAGGCGTATAAGACGCTAGGAGATAAGAAAAAGTATAATAAATATGGTGCAGGGCCAGAAACTCTAAAGGCTTACGATAGTGGACTTGGTACTATAGACTCAGATGACCAAAAGAAAATTGAAAAAGCTGCGGCCAAAGCTAAGCTTACGGATAAAGATTTGGCTAGTATAATAACAACTATGAATACTAAGGACTTAACTCCTAGATTCAGTGGTAATGTTACTGAAGATGTACTAGACTACATAAATAGAACTTCTAAATAATGCTATAAGGTATGTTATGTTAAAATAGTTAAAATATACAACTATAAGGACATAACATGCCAACTCAAGAAGAACTTCTAAACGCTGTATTCGTAAATACAAATAACACACCAAAACAAACAAATAATTCACAATATGTATACGATGCAGATACACTATACCAAAATGGTAATGGGTACAGAGTAGAAGGGATAGATGCTCCTGAGATGCCATCCTATGCACTAAAGCAAGAAAGAATTGCAAAGGCACTAAAAAGCAAGCTTGGAAGATTCGTTAGTAAAGCAACAGCTGGAGAAGCTGCTAAACTAGAAGCTGAACTAAGTACACTGAACTTCAATGGGATTGACTCAGGATTCCAAGAAACAAGCTTTAATGACAATCAACTACAACCTACTTACCAAGAAACTCCACAATCCGATTCAAAAGGGGTATATGGGAGAGATATACTCAATAACCCAGCATACCAAAATGAACTTGTGGCTAAAGGATATGCAATACCTGCGTTTGATAACCAGACACCAGAAGGTCAAGCACTAATGCTAAATGCAAAGAAACAAAAGCTTGGGCTTTGGGCAGATCCGGAATATGCTGCTGAAATGGAAGCAGTGGCCAATAAAAGAGGTACTAGTACAGTAGAAGAGATACCTGAATACAATATACTAAGGGGCGTGGGTTCTGCTGGATTAGATGTAGCAGCTAAGGTTGGTGGACTGATTGGTGAAACTATTGAGTCTGCTGGTGAAGGAATTGGAGTAGATGCTGTTAAAAACAGCGGAACAGCATTGCAAAATGCCTTTACAGAGTTCCAAAGAAAACAGTATGGTAAAGAGATAACTGGGTATGTAAGTAGAAATGTAGATGAGCTTAGCGCTGAAATAGACGATACAATAAAAAAAGATGGATACATGTCTGCAATAGCTAAGGCTGTGACAGACCCAAGATCACTGGAAGTACTTGCAAATAGTGTGCCTGAAATGATAGCACTTGCGGCTAGTGTTGGAGGTATGGCTGTAGCGAATGTGAACAATAACATAAATATGGCCGAAGCTGAATTAGGTAGAAAATTAGACACAAAAGAAAAGGTGTTGAGTGCTAGTGCTAGTATAGTTGGTACGTACATGGATAGATTTGGTGACAAATTGGCACTTAGTGGGATGAATCCTACTAAAGAAGCACTAAAGACTGTGATAAATAAAATGAGCCAAGAAGGTAAAAATACACTTAGTAAGAAGTATGGTAAAGAGATACTTACAATAAGTTCTGCTCCACTTAGACTAGCTAGTGCAGGTGCTATTGAAGGATTGACTGAAAAAGGTCAAACAATGCTAGAAACTGCTGCACAAACTCCTAGAGTATTCGAGGAAGGATTTACAAAAGAAGAACTAGATGAATCCAATGTTGCTGGTGTACTTGGGGTTACTATGGGTACACAAATGGCAAGTCCAAAAGTTGTTTATGATGTAGCTACGAAAACAGTGCCAAGTCTTCCAAAGGCTAGTAAAGATATACTAGAACGAGCTACAGAGACAGAAGCACAACGTAAAGTAAGAGAAACTACTGAAGTAAGTGCTCCAATTAGAGAGGCTGCAATAGACAGTACACTAAAAGGTGACACAGACAGTGTGGTAAAATCAGCTGAGGAGATGCATGGTAAATTAGCTAAAGAGTTAGATGGAAGTGCTCCAAAGAAGTATACATACAATGTGGTACTATCAAATGCACTGAATAGAGCACACGAGTCGAATGATGACACAGCAATAGCTAATGTGTACAAAACAATTGGTGATTTAAATAACCGAAAAGATGTAGACTTCAAAGCATCTGAAATGGTAGATAGTAGAATGTACGAAGCTACTAAGGAGTTTCTGGACTTAGTCAACAAAAATGACTTAACAGCAACAGATAAAATGGAAGCAATAAACTTAGGTAAAAAGATAGGTGAGAATGCTACTGAACAAAGTGCTAGTAAAAGTAACATACTAACTGAAGTAAGATTGATGAAAGAGCAATTGGAAAAAGAGAAAAAAAGCTTAAAGTCAGTTAAAGGCTCAGAAGACTTTGGTGGACCAATAGATAAGCTAATGAAAATAGTAGATGATTACTTAGAAAATAGAGATGCTGAAAAAGTGAATGCTCAAGTAATGGACTTAGGGTACATAGAATTGGATCCCACAAGTGGTGTACTAAAAGCAGATCCAAATAGACCTGGGTTACGTGTATATGCTAAAGAGCTAGAAAAACAGATGCTAAACCCTAACACTAATAAGAACTTACTAGATAAAAAAGTAGTTGCTAGTGGACAAGTAACAATACCAAAGCTAGCTAAATTTGCTAAGAGTAGACTAGATAAACTAAATCCATACAAAGATAATTCTGCGTACCAAACAAGCTCATTACTAAACACACTCAAGGCCGAAAATGAACAAATGAGTAACACAATAGTAGAACTAGTGAAGATTGCTAGTAAATTAGAAATAGACAAAGAAATAAAAGATAAGTATGTAGCAAAGCTAAAAGAAGCTGGTAAAAGTGCTGTAGAAGCAAATAAAGAGATGCTAAGAAGAGAAAAGTTAATAAATGACACAACTAAACCAAGTGGAAATGGACAACTTGCGTTCCAAGTAGACCCAGATGGTACTGAATCAATAAGACTGGTAAGTGGTGAAAGTAACACAAAAGTTGCTGATGTAGTAGATGGTAAAGTTGTGCCAATTGCACAAGAACAGAATGCGGAACAAGTTGCAGATAAACCTCTAAGTAATGCTTCAATAGTTGAAAAAGCTCCAACTAAAGAATCAATGAAAGAAGAGGGTGTAAGAAATGCTAAAAATGTGACAACTGCACCAAAGCCAAAGCAAACAGTAGTGCAATGGTTAACAGCACAACTGGATGAAATGGTTGATAACCAAAAAAAGACAATGGTAGAAGCTGCTAAAGAAATAAATGACTACTTAAGTGCACAAGGATTAGATAAAGATACAATTACTAAGTACAATGTAATACTTAGAAAGCTGGTAAAAGATAGAGTGGATGAAAAGAAAACTCCTCTGAATAAAGTAAGAGCTAGGGTATCAGAATTGGATACAGAACTAAGTAAGCTAGTTGAAAACGTTGAGGATATGAATATGCTAGTACACGTAAAAGAGTACTACAAAAGAAAACTTGGTGAAGTACAAGCTGAAAGAACTACATTGAATAAGGTGCTTGATAGAATGGAGGCAGAACTAACTAAGAGAACTGGTACAAATAGAGTAAGCAAGTTAAGAGAGCTTGCTGACAAACTAATAAAAGGTATGGTAAGAGCACTACAAGAAGTTAAAAAAAGAATAAATCTAGTAAACGCTGAGCACGATAGATTAACATCAGAGCTAAATGAAATATCAACAATGATAAAAACAATTGAAGAAGAATACATAGGTACAGTAGAACCCGAGATAGAGACTAGACAAACATCAATAGGAGAAATAACAAGATATGAAGATAGTGCTTATGGACCTATGGTAGAGCTTGGTAACAAAAGAGTAAATGCTAGAAGAACCCTAAGTCCAACAGGTAAGGTAGTACAAAGTCCGTCAAGTGCGTTGAATGATGCAATGGAAGTACTAAAACAGGATAAAATAGAAGAGTTGAATGCAGAATTAACAGAACTTGCTAGTGAAGGTATAACAAGCTTAGGAGCTAAAATACTAAAAAGAAACCTAGAAAACTTCCCAATAGTGTCTCCAGTACATAAAATACTTACTAGTGGGTATGATAGTGTATTCGGAAAGCTAGAAGGAAATATATTCAAAGATGCTGATAAATTACTAGAAGTGTTACCAAAAGGATTCAAAGACTTCTTTGCGTCAGACAAAGAGAATGAACAGGCACTAATAGATAACTTCCAAACAATGAGCAAGTATATAGAAAATACTAAAATTGGAGATATAAAAATTGGTTCAAATAGGATTAGTAAACATATAGATCAATTTGGATTGGTAATGAACCAAAAGCTTGGGTTTGTGCCAATTGAAAGACAACTAATAGTTGGTGACAGAGTAAAGATTGGTGAAACAACATACTTAATAGGTAAAATAGAAGGAGATAAAGCTACTGTAACAATCCCAGGTAAGAAAGGTACAAGCACAAAGAAACTAAGTGAGTTCCAATCAGTTAGAGAGAAACAGCCTGAATCGTTTCCAGTAGATATAATAGAACTAATAGGAACTGTGAAAGATGATAAACTGGAGATAGATGAACAAACTGAAACAATACTAAAGTTCTACACAGCTAAGATGGTAACCGATACACAAGCTATGATTGGTAAAATACTAAGCTTCGATGAATCAGAAATGGGACTGTACTTAGGTATCACAGATCCAGATGAACAGATAAAAGTCAAACAAGATGCACAAAATGGTTTGGTAAATTCTGCAAGTGTACGGTCAGATATAGGGAATGAAGTATACCAAGCACTAGGAATAAAGTTAACAAAGAATACTCCTGAGTTTACTGAAGAATCACTAACATCTGCGTTAGGTGTACTAGTACAAGCAATAGCAGTAGATAATGGTACAATGTCAATGGATAAGCTAACTGCAGAGAAGAATACAAACTTGATACAAGTAAACAGAGCAGCAGTAGATAAAGCACTAGAAGTAGATGGTAGAGGTACTGAACAATTAGCAAAAGCGATGAGTAAACTACAGTACTTGAATGAAGCTAGAAATAGACCCCTACCAAAAACTGCAAAGCCTAAGCGTAAGACTAGTAGAAATGTAATGAATACAAAAATACCTATGGATGCATTGAATAACGATAAACTGAATGATATGGAACAAATAGCATATACAATTAGTCCTAAACTACAAATGTGGTTGGCTATGGATGAAACAGAAGCATTGAAAGCCAGAGGATACGTAGAAGTTGAGTCTGCTGGTCTGCATATAAGTGAACAAGATGCACAACAAGCCAGAAATGATAAATTGGTAAGAGAATGGGAAATACTTAAGATATTTGCTCAAGCAACAAAGAATAAAAAGTTTTACTTAGATTGGGGTCAAACAGTAAGTGGTAGATTCACAATACTAAATGACATACAGTACCAAGAAAGTAAACTGCATAGAGAGTTTGTGGTAGCAGACAATAGCACAGAGACAATAGATGTAAATGATGCTGATTCAAGACAAATGTTGGAAGCTAGCATACTACAAGGGTTAGACATGGACCCAGATAAGTTAAGTACAGAAACAGCTAGTGCTAACTTCAATAAACTGTTCAAAGTAACAGATAAAGGAATTGAGGTAACTGAAAAAGGGGCAGTAAAAACAGCATATGAAGCATTGAGAGCTGGTAAGGTAGATGCGGATGCAATGGCAGAAGTATTTGCTGATTCAGAGGGACATCATGGTATAAGCTCAATAGAGTTGCTAGTAGATTGGAACAAAGCAATAGTAGATGGTACTACACTAGAAACACACGCTAACTTAGAAATTGATGCGATAACAAGTGGTATGATACTAACATTACTACAAATAGGTACAGATAAAGCAATAGAACTTGCTGAAAAAGGTGGAATATATACGGCTGATAGAGCAAAAGAACTAGAAGCATATGTAAAACATTGGTTGGGTGATGTAACATTTACTCCAGGAGCATTGATTGAAGCTGGTAAGAAACACGCATCAGCAATTGAATCTGGTACAGATAAAAAGTTGCTAAAAGGACAAGAAACTAACTTACAAAGTGATACAGTATTCAAAGACCTGTACTCAACAATTGGGGTTGGGATGATTGAAGAAGTTCAAACATATAAAGAGAGATTACTAGCAAAATCGGATAAGACTGAGTCTGAAATGAAACAACTTGCAATGTTAAATGAGATCGGAGAGTTGAACTTAAAGAATATCCGATCAATTGCAAAGAGTCCTGTAATGGTATACATATACGGAGCAACAGTAAACTCAATTAAGAAAAAGTTAACATACTCACTTGGAATAGATACACTAGTTAAGACAATAAAGAAAGCTAGTAAACTACTAAAAGAGGGAAAAGATGCTGGTAAAGAGTTGGGGTTTGTAGATATGTATATACCAAACAAAGTGTACAAAGATAGATTCGGTGGTAAGATTGCAGATAATATGCCAGAGTGGAAAAAGTTGCTACACTTAGATATAGATAGTGGCACAATAAAAACAGTAGGAGATGTGATCAATGCAACATTTGGAACAGCAATTGAAACAACATTCGATAGTAGACTAGGATTCGTAGATAGAAATAGGGATGCAGTAAAAACCCTAGAAATAATAGCGTTCGAAGCATACCAAGTAAGACTGGCCGAAGAAGTAGAAAACTTGCTAAATAGTAGATACGGGGAAGCAAAGCATGAAGGTGAGTCCTACAAAATAAGTAAAGATGACTTGGTAAACATAAACAACAAACTGACTGCACAAGGGTATGGGCATGACATCGTATGGGATGAAGCAGGTAGAGATAGAGTAAACCAAACACTTAACAAGACTGGTACTAAAGGGGGATTACATTCAAGTAGTGTGACAGTTGGTGACACAAAAGTTGGAGGGCAGATAAAACAGAATAAAGCAATAGTAAATACAGGTGCTGCATCAACAATACCAATCCATGCAATAGATGGTAGGATGATACTAGAAACACTAAATAGAGAATTAAAAGGTCCGCTAAAGGGTAAATACCATGGTGGGAATGTGTATGATGCTGTAGTGCTAAGTGCTAACAAAGCAATGCTAACAGACACAGCAGACTACTACAATAAGAATATGATTGAAATAGGGTTCAGTAGATCAATAGTAGCAGACCAAATGGCCCTAGTAGAGAATATGCTAAGTACAATGAGTGACAAACAAAAAGTAAAGATGTTCAATAGATTAGGTCTAAGACCTGAAGGAGATACTAGAGAAGACTTTACAAAAGAAGTAAACAGACTTCACTTAGGAACTGGTAAAATGCTGGAGAGACTAGAATTAGCTGAAACAACGAATAAGGAAAGATTAGTAAATAGTGGTAAAGAGTACATGTCTGGACATCTGTACCAAATGGGTTCAGGAGTAGTAAATATACCTGCTAGTGAGGTAAGAGCTAAAGAGTTCCCAGCAATAACAACACTTAAAACAATGCTAGAAAATAAGATGATTGCTGATAGAAAACAAACAGCTGAGGAATTTGCTAGTAAGACAACAGGACAGCCAGACTATGTGCTAAACTTGTATGATATAACACAGAATACACAAGTTAAGTCAAAAGCAAATATAGCACAAATGGTGAATAAAGGCGATAAGCTAAAAGTTAGTGATAACTTAACAGAATCTCTAGGTAGCAAAGATACAGTTGAAATAGTAGGTTCAGTTGGTAGTGAGTTAAACAATAGTCAAAAGTGGTGGTTAAATAATATGAAAAATAATATACTTGCATCAGATGCTGGTATAGTAGCTAATAGCAATACATCAGAAAAGACAATGAGTGAATCAGGTAGAGAGCTAATTGAGGGTGTGTGGGTTAAACAAAAAGAAGCTAAAAACAAGCTAGAAAAAGATATAATAACTCCAAGTGAAGCATTCAAAAAGAATGTAAATAACAAGATAGAATGTAAGGAATAGATATGGGTTGTTCAGCACAAGATCAAATAGCAGGCTACAAAACAATAAATAAAAAGTTAAGAGAATTAAATCCAAATGTAGATCCAATAGGACTGCAGTTTGGTATAAACAAGTACTGGCTAGGCTTAGAAAATAATATAATGACTGATGCTGAAAAAGATGTATACAACACATTAGTAAAGCAAACAGAAGGGATAGCATTAATAAACTTAGGCGGAACTAAACAATTGCAAGAACAGTTGGTGTTCGTTAAAGACATAGGTAAAGAGTATGTAATACATTTAGAAAGTGGTAAAAACTACACATTCGAAAAAGGTAAAGCACAAAGTAATCCAACAAGAGCTGGTAGAACAGTAATGATGCCTGCAATGGAATTGACTAAAACATATCAAAATTCTGTAAAAGGTAGTGACCAAAACACACAAATAGGAGAAACTGAAGCAGATAAATTCATAGAACAAGAAGTAATAGATCTAGGCACAACACTAACAGATAAGTTCATGGAAATGGCTGAGATGAATCAGGAAAGTTCAGGGTTAAAAGAACTAAGAAACAAAATGAAGATAATTGGTGAGTATGAAGTAAAGATAAATGAGTACAATGCAAGAAATGAAGAAGCTCCAGCAAAGTTAATGGAAGACTACAACAAAACCTACGATGAGGCTGAAGCAATACAAGCAACACTGACAGAGTTTGAAGTACTGACATCAACTGTGTTAAATACATACCAAGTAACAATGACTAATTTAGGCACTGGTGAACTAAAGATGCAAATGTTTGAGAATGCAAATAGCCAAACTGCGGCATCTATAGATTTGCGAACAAATGAAATGAAAGCTAGATGGAATAAAATGTCAAGAATAACAAACTTGAGTGAAGCGTTCCTACATGAGATAAACCACAAGATGTCAAGTCACGTGTTCGATGCAAATGTACAACTAACAAGACTAATGAAAGACTTGCGAGATAGTGCAATAAATAGTGGTGTAACCTATGAACTGTTTCTAGACAAGATTGCTGATCCAACAGAACAAGAAATAGAAATAGCAAAGATGAAGTTTAAGTATGTGTTTGACAAAACAGCAGATATAGAAGAGTTCTACGCATATGCAACAACAAATGAGCAAGTATACAATGCGATAAAAGATGTGAAGATATCAATACCGCTAATAAAAGACCTTGAAATAGACCCTAGTAAACCAAGCTCAATAAAAAAGGTACTAAATGCACTAATAAAAACAGTAAATACAATATGGACAACGCTAAGTGGAAGAGGAAAACGTGGTGGTCAACTAGTAGCAGAAATGGTAACAACAATAGCTAAACTAGATGCAGAAATGATGCAACAAAAAATGGTAGATGAGAATGAACAGCCTGGAGTAAGTAGCTACGCAAGAGCTAAAATGAATAGCATAGATGAGCTAATAGAACCTGTGGTAAAGAAAGTGGGAGATTGGTCAGAGAAGTTAAGTGAAGCTGGACCAAAAGATGTAAGTAAGCAAATAGCCAAAATACCAGTACTAAATGAACTAATGAATACTGGAATAACCCAATACTTGTGGAGAGCGGTAACGCAAGATACAACAACAGAGGATGTGGCAGATATGTACGCAGTGTTTAGACATAGTAAGCAAGTGGTAGAGAAACATACAGCAGACATTAGAAATGGGGTTAAGTCAGTAGCAACTGAAATGTTCAAAGACACAGACAAAACAACAAAAGACGCAATAACAAAAGTAGTACTAAGTGGAGATATGGCACAGTTCACAGCAAGTGAGATACAAGAGTACCTAAATGAGCCTGCTAAAATACAAGAAGAAATAGAAAAGCTAACAAAAATAGTACATTTGGGAGCAAGTAAAGAACTAGTAAAAAGTAGGGATAAGCAAATAGATGGACTAGCTGAGTACTTAGTAAGTGGTAAAACAGTAGCACATGATCAACAAATAAATGCAAATAATATAGCAGCAAATATGCAAATAGCGCATAGAGTGCCAAAAAGAAAGATGCCTGAAAGACCAAGTAAAGAATTAATCGATACGATAGATAAAATAGTGTCCCTAAAAGTGCTCCAAAAGTCCGATGAAGTACACACTAAAGCAATAAAAGAGTTGGTGTCTAATAAAGACGGAGTAGAATTGCTAGATAAAACAATAAATATGTATAGAGGATACATAGATAACATGAGAGCAGATGCAACAATAGATGCACATGATCCAATACCAAAAGGATACACAAGACCAGCAGATGGACTGCTAAGATACGAGTTAATCCCTGAAGATGAAGTAAAAGCTCAGGAAAGTGTGCTAATGAGATTGGTAAATGATAAACCGTACACAATAGTAGAAGGTAAAAAATACTACTTAATGACGGGTAGAACTAAGTCAGTAGGGTTCAGTGAAGGTGCTATTGGGTTAATATCACATACAACTGAAGGTATACCCCTAAGTTCACTAATAAGAAAAAACAATGAAATGAAAGGAAATAAAGGACTAATAGATGGGGAACTAAGAGCTAAAACAAAACAGATAGTAGAAGCAATTAGAAATTCAAAAAATGGTAGAATAAATAAGTTTGCAATGATAGAAGGACAAACACTAGTACCAGTGTACAACCACAGAAATGAGATAGTAGACTACAGAATACAGTTGAATAACCTAGAAAAAGAGATGTACTTGCCAGATAGAGAAACAGAGATAGAAGATATACTAAGTAACACATTCAGTAGAAGTATAAAAACTTCACTAACAGCCACAGAGAACAAAAGAGTGGTAGATACAATAATAGAAAACAGTGGTAGAGGAGTACTAGAAAATCCAGATGACTACGTGCTAGTAGAAGAATATACTGAAGAAGATAAAATGAATGGTGTTAAGCGTGAAAAAAGGCATGATAGATGGGAATACTTACCAGACCACACAAAAGACTACATATATCAAAGAACTAGCAATAAAGGTATACTAGTACACAAAGACTTCGTAGAATTAATGACTGGTGAAAAAGATGTGACGATTGGGAACTTTGCAAAGTTTGGGTTTGATATGAAACAACACCCTGTAGCAAAAGCTAGATTAATGGCATTGGAAGCCTATATAACTGAAATACTAAGCTATGTGAAGCAAGCAATGGTTGTGCTAAATGGGGATATACTAGTTGGTAACCAAGTGAGTAATGCAATGGTAGCAGCAAGTCACGGAATAAACCCAGTAAAATACACTAAAAAGTTCAAACAGAGATGGCAACAATTAAATGACTACAATGAAAAAGTACAAATGTTATCAGAGTTAGAAGTTAAGCAAATGGCTGGTGAAAATGTTGGGTTAGAGATAAGACAACTGAAGAAACAGTTAGAAGGTAATATATGGGATGAATTGGTAAAAGATGGTCAATACACTGCGTTAGTGGAAGACGTAAATATAGAAGCTAAACTAGATGGACAAATTGCAACAATGGTACAACAACAAATAGATAAAAGTAACTTCAAAGGAATAATAGAAGGAGTTAGAAATGGTCTGTATATAGATAAAACAACAGCACTGTATCAAACAATGGCAAAATCAGTACACTATGGTGATGCGATAACAAGACAAATAATAAAAGAAGAATTGGAAGAAAAAGCAATAAAGAGAGAAGGAGAGTTAACAGAAGATGTAAAAAAAGATATACTAAACTACCTAGATCAGTTGCTAGTAAACTACGGATACACAATGAACCGGTGGTGGAAGTACTCAGAGAGAGTGGGAGGGTTGTTCTTTATGCGATACTACATGGGACAAGCAAAAGCTATAATGAGTATGGCAAAAAAGAGTCCAACAAGGACAGCACTACTGCAAGGTGTGCAAAAAGTGACTGGTGTGGATATAGCAGACCCAATAGACACATATACCAATAGTGGTATAGATGGAGTAACTTATAGGCATATGTTTACAGAAGCTCCTTACTTATTAGCAGAACCTAACATACTTGATCTTATACCCGACATGTCCGCGGCATTTGTAATGAGGTAGTTAAGGGAAAATTAAGAAAGTTATGCTATAATTGGAGTACTAAATAAGAAAGGTGTTCCAATGTACAAACAAAATAAACCAGTAAGAGTAGGTATGACAATTAAATCAGACTTACTAAAAGAAATGAAAGACTACTTAAAACAAGTAAATGAAAACAAGTCACTAAAATACGTAAGTCAGTCAGAGTTTGTAAATGAGGCAATTGCTCAGCTGTTAAATAAGGAGCTGGGAGATGCGTAGGTTGACAACAGAAGAATGGATAGAGAAAGCTATAAAAGTTCATGGTAATAAGTATGACTATAGTAAAGTGAACTACATAACAAATAACACTAAAGTAATAGTTATTTGCCCAATACATGGAGAAATAGAACAAGTGCCACGAAGTCATCTGGCTACTGTTGGGTGCCAGAAGTGTGCTAATAAAACAAAGCTGGCTAAAGAAGAGTTTATAGAGAGGGCAATAAAAGTACACGGAGATGTATATGATTATACTAAGACTGTTTATAAAAATACATATTCGAAAGTGCTCATAACCTGCCCAATACATGGTGACTGGGCACAACTCCCAATGGGTCATCTACAAAGTAGAGGCTGTCCTAAGTGTGCTATAGAAAGCAGAGTTGCGAAAAACTCAAAAACTACAGAGCAGTTTATAGAGGAAGCTAAGAAAGTGCATAATAGTAAGTATAACTATACTAAAGTAGAGTACGTAAATCATAAAGAAAAAGTAATCATAATATGCCCAGAGCATGGAGAGTTTATGCAAAGTCCAAACAGTCATTTAATAGGTAAAGGATGTCCAAGCTGTGCTGTTACCGGGTTCGATAAAACTAAACCAGGACTGCTATACTACTTAAAAGTAACACTAGAAGATGGTAAAGAGTTGTATAAAATCGGGATCACCAATAGGTCTGTGAATAGAAGGTTTAATCCAACAGAGTTAAAAAAGATAAAAGTGATAAAAGTAGAAGAATTTAAGTCAGGTAAAGATGCTTGGGATAAAGAAAGAGGGATACTAAGTAAGTATAAAGAGTACAAGTACATAGGTCCAGATGTGCTGGACTCAGGCAATACTGAATTGTTCACAGAGAATGTAATGGCACTAAAATTGAATTGATACCAAGTCTAAATGCTGCTTTCGTCATGCGTTGATGGGTCATTAGACTCCTCACGCCAGTACAAGAATATGATTAATGCTACTAATGCTACTACTTCCATAAGGGCCTCCTCTTAAGAATGTGCCTAATAGCAGGTAAGCAAAAATAGATTACTAAACCAACGAATAGAACTACAATAAGCTGGAATGCATAGAATCCGGCAACAATAATAAGTATACAAACAAGAGCTAGTAAGATATCTCTGAAACTCATTTGAGTAACCTCATAAGGTTTGGCGGATAAATAAATAGGTAAATAGATACAATAAATGAAGCAATCATGCCTACATAAATTCCACCCTGACCGGCAATAGAAAATAAAGCACATATGCTGATAAATATAGCTAAGTCAAGTATGCCGTCCTTCTTACGATTGTGGGTGAGCTTGTAAATAATAAAAATGAAATTCAGTGCTGTAACAATGCCTACAATAACTAACATACTTAAATCCTCCCAATTGAGCGGTAATGTAACAACTCATCCAGTAATTTAGTCCCTAGTTCGCTGTGTGTATATGCTAATGAGTAAGCAACAGACTCAATAGCCTTTGGGGACTCTGACAGACGCTCAATAAATTGTTCAGACATACCGTTAGGTTGGTGTGATAACCATTCTGCCACATCATATGCAAAACTATCAGTAGATTGTACTAAATTGAGTGCATCCTCGTAAGATACATTAGATAAAGCAAACTGCTCAATAGTTGTGTATTCTGAGTTATCTAATATATGTTCAATAAGATCAGATTCATCTACTTCTGAGATAAATCCTCCCTCAAATTCCAATGTCTGTTCATAGTCCTGTATAAATAGGTTCATATTAATTCCTTAAAATAATAAAATTGGTAACTAAGTACAACCCTCCGTAGAGGGCTGAGTTAATTACGTGTGTATAGTAGTTTCTGCTACCACCACCCGAAAACTACTCCTAGTCCGTGGAACCAGCCTACAGGAGGTACTATTGCACCTGCCACTAGAAGTAGATACTTTTCTGTTTGAAAGCAATATACTAAATGGTATATAAATGGTCCTAGAGCTGCCAACAGTCCTACAATCCACATACTTATAATAGCTACTAGAGAAGATAAGTTATTCATATTAATTCCTTTGGTCCAATAATTTTTGCAATTCTGCTTCAGGTCCTACAAAGCCTTCTGGCTTCATAAGCTTACCTGCAGAATCAACTTGTTTGTTAACTAGCTTAGCATTATTAAACTGCATAACTATGTTAAGTGCTTTGGTAATTTGCTGTGCATCTAGACCAAGTTTAGCCATAGATCCAATAGCATAAACTACTGCATCACATGCTTTGTCTAGTCTATCTACATCAGATAATTCATAATTGTAATTTGCTTGAGATACTATTTCCCTAGAAATCTCTTTTGCATCAGCCACTTCACTTCCCATATTCAACTGCATAGCCAAATAAGGTAAAGTGTTATGTCCTTCAAGAGCTTCCTCAATTTGAAATGAAGATTCTAAAAAGTCGTCATAGGGTTTCTCTAACAGTCCTGCGTCCTTGTTGTACTTAACTATTGATTTAATTGGATTAAGCATTACTTTTTACCTGGCTTCTTAGTTTTTGATTTACATGCCATATTAAGCTCCTAGCATTTGTTTAAGTCTTGCTAACTTAAGCATAGTGTCTGCTTGATCTGGTGTGATGTCTGTGTCTTTAGATAAGGTATTGTTTATAACTTCATCAATTAGCTTTAAGTTGTGACAGTGAATGCAGTAATCCTCATCTGGATCTACTTCAGACTCGTCTAAAGACTGTAGATAGTCCTCTGTGATATGAGGTTCACATTCGTATAGCTCAGTTGGATTTACCATAAAGAATATAGTACCTTCAGTGTCCTGGATATACTCGTATCCCTCACCGTACGCATACTCTGCGTCTGCTGCAAATAAAATTTGTTGTTTCTTAGTTGCTTCTGGTCCACCTGAGAATCCAGATGTGTAAATAAATTGTCCCATAAAATTCCTTTTAAAGTTGGGTTTGGTTCTGCACTAAGTGCACTACTCTTCTATCTGTATATGTTCAATGTTTCCCAACGGGTACATCTTGGTTAAGGTTCGACTGTTGTGTTGGTCGTCAATGACTACAAGAAAGAAGTTGCTAACAAACTCGTATGATGTAACATTTGTGTAACACTTCCTATCTTCAGCAAAACTGATCTTTACTACCATAATTCTCCTTTCCTAGCAATTATTGCTATGTGATGTTTTCTTTATTTGCTAGTGTACGTGTATACTTAACATAAGTCCAGTCTGGAGAATTTATACCTTTAGTAATGACTGCTGTGCTATTACGCTCCCACTCAGATCCGATTGTTGGGAAGTAAGTGTCTGCTTCACCAGTCCAGTCCATATGAGATATATGAAGTTCCTCTGCTAATGGTAAAGCTTGCTCGTAGATTGAGGCTCCACCAATAATGAATACTTCGTCACAACCGAACCCTTTCGCTTCAGCTATAGCTGCAGTTAAGGAAGGTTTGACAGAATGGGCCAGATTGAATTTAGGATGCCACTTATCTTGAGATGTAATGACAATATGAGTTCTGTCAGGTAAAATACCGGGTAGTGATTCAAATGTCTTACGTCCCATAATAATTGGTTTGCCTAAAGTAAGTTGCTTGAAATGTTCCAAGTCCGACTTAGACTTCCAGAGAAGTTGGTTATTCAGTCCTATCTCGTTGTTCTTGCCTATTGCTGCTATTACGTTAATTTTCATAAATTAAACTCCTTAGTAAACTTTTCTCTGCTCATCTTAAGACTATCACGTTCCTCTTTAGATTTCTTTGAGAGTTCTTTCATCTTTTCCTGTTAAACATACCAAAAATCCGTACTAACAGAACAATCAGGGATTTTACTGAAATCTGGCAGCGGTTTATAGGAGTCCAGTTTGGAGTCACCACTCATACTGCCATCTCCGCTTTAATAGTAGGATGTGGGTCATATCCAGTAAGTGTGAATGAATCCATAGTGAAGTCGTCAAGACAAGTGATGTTTGGGTCAAGTGTCATAGTTGGTAATGGTCTAGGCTCTCTGCTGAGCTGTAGCTTACACTGTTCAACATGATTAGAGTAAATGTGCACATCACCGCCCGTGTAGATTAGTTCACCAAGTTTTAGATTACATACTTGCGCTACCATCATAGTTAATAATGCGTAACTAGCAAGGTTGTACGGTAAACCTAATAGGACATCAGTTGATCGCATATGAAACATACAGGATAACTTACCGTTAACTACATAGAACTGAAACCCATAGTGACATGGGGGTAAAGCCATATCGTCTATTTCTGCTACGTTCCATGCAGATACGATATGTCTGCGTGAGTCTGGATTGGTCTTGATTGACTCAATAACCTGTGCTATTTGGTCTATATTAAATATCTCAACAGTTTCTCCTTCAACAGCATCAAAACCAATTCTAACTTGTGGAGTCTTTCTCCATTGTCTACCATACACAGGACCAAGTTCCTTGACTAAGTCAGTATTCTCGTAGCCTAGGTCTTTTCCTTGAGCGTCTGCATTAGCTGTCCAGATAGTTTGCTTACCAATTAATTGCTCTCTTGGTAAACCGTACTGAATCTCTGCTAATCTACGCTCGTCAGTTGAACCTTCTAGGAACCACAGTAACTCTGCAATAATGCCTTTAGTGAACATTTTCTTAGTTGTGACTAGTGGAAAACCTTCTGCTAAATTAAATCGCATTTGTGCCCCAAACATAGATATAGTGCCTGTACCAGTTCTGTCAGATTTAACAGTTCCGTGTTCAAGTACTTCTCTAATCAGGTTGTGATATTGTTTCATGTTGTTCCTTTAAGTTTAGTTGTCTAATTCTTTCTTGTTCAAAATGTAACAAAAATGCCACATTTGTAATAGCATGAGATAAATGAGTCTTTGAGCTTTCTTTGTCAAATGTTTCGCCTGAACGATAAGCTTCCAGATGTCTATATAAAGCATCTAGATAGCGCTCTTCTCCGTTATGAATCGTTTGCCAAGAATTTGCCGCATACTTCTCTGCACCAAATGTAAGTATATCAGCTATGGCCTTAATGGCTATAGGAGGCACTAAAGAATAGCGTAACTTGCCTGTATCATGTTTGGGAGATATACCTGCGGCGAGTTTCTCATCTTTACAAAGATGACAAGTTTCCATCGGTTCGCATATACATGTATCCATTATAACATACCCTCCCAGTCTTCAGCAGTAACATCAGTATCAACTACTCCAAGTAAATAATTACCTGAAGTCTTTTCCTTCTGTGCTGTTTGAATAGAAGAAGGTCTGGTGTACTTATTGGCCCACATACATGGATTAGCAATCTTCTCTACTATTGGTTCCTGCCCAACTTGAGTCATAACTGAGTGCAAGTTAGAAGTAACATACTGCTTAAGAATCTTGTTGTTTACACCAAGTAACTGTACTTCATCTGTGTAACAATAGTCAATCCAGTCAAAGTCTGCTTCGAGCGCATCTCGGTAAAGTTGGTCAATAGCAGCTGAGTTCTCGTGGAATATGTAAGCCCATTCAGGATCCTTTCGGAGCCTGTTAAGTAAGTTGATAGTCATGGCATAATGCAGATACTCATCTTGTGCTATTTTGCTGATGATATCTGCAGTAACTGAAAATAGTCCGTTCTCCTTAAAAGCAAAACTAGTAAGGAATGAAGACTTAAACAGTACTGCCTCAAGTATGTTTAATGCAAACAAAGACTTGACAATAGAAATTTTATGAGCTTCTATGTCATAATCTGCAGATTGCAACACCATACGTGCATTATGCTGGATAGTATCCTCAAAACATGCAACAATTGACTCAGCTCGTTTAAGAATTGCTGGGTTAACCATGATATCATCAAAGATGGCTTTAGCATCAACTGGCAATCCTTTAAGGATGTCTGCATAAGACTGTGAGTGAATGTTCTCCTCAAAGAATGCATGCTGGTACCACCAACTAGCAAGTTGAGGATTAGTTGTGATTGGTATAAATACTTCAGCAACTGATCTAGCAGCAAGAGAGTCCAATAAAGTTTGGAACTTAAGGTTCTTCATGTAAAGCGCTTTTAAAGCCTGCTCACATCCTACATAGTCCTTACCATCCTTAGATGGTGAGAAATCTCCAGAAAACCATATCTTCCCAATAGCATTTGCTGTAGATTTGCTAATGTGTGGTTCGATTGATAAATCCAATCTAGATATATTACGACCAGTACCAAGAAACAAAGGTTGCTTGGCAAAGTCAATTGGGTTTGGGTTGAATAAGTGGTTACTCATTAATATACTCCTTCCATAAGTCGGTACTATAAACTACTTTATAGTCATTGCTAGTGTCTTCTAAAGCCTCAACTTGAAAAGAGTCTGCATCAAACCTAGTTGGATTTGGCCCAGAAGGAACACAGTCTGACATGGCAAGAACCAGGTCTTGATCTGACAACGTATCCAAATAGTCTTTAGCAAATCTAACCTCTTCTTCCACTGATAGGTTAGAAGGCATTTCAATATTTACTAATCCTTGTTTAAGAAATCTAACTGTTCTAAACGCTGCAGCCCCCATCTTGGCATCCTCCTATTTGTTGTTCCTGTTCATCAGGCAGTTTGGTGTTTTGATAGTATCTACCTTTAAGACCGTAGTATTTAGCAAAAAATAAATCTGCTATAACATCCTTAGCTCGTACTTTACCATTGTGCCACTCTGGGTTGTAGAAAGTGTTTGCTGAGATGCCCTTATCGATCCATTTCTGAGTAACTGCTACATGCTTGATAAATTCCTTGTTAATGTCTCTATCATACACAAAATCATACTTATCGGCTAATCTAGTACAATCTGGTGCAAATTGTTTATAATTAGTTCCAGATTTGTCCTTGATAGTCAGTAAGTTCCGTATAGGCTCAAGCCCAGTAGTTTGGTTACTTGGTCCTGCTGAGGTTTCTGCTGGAGGTACCATAGATAAACCTACGTTGTACATTCCAAACTTCTGGATTTGCATGTCAAGCCAATCCCAATCACAATAAGTACTTGGTGTACACAACTCGTCCACAGTACGTTTGTACCTATGAATTGGTAACAACTTATTGTGATACTCAAATCCTGGTGCAGCACCTAATTCCTTTGCAAGTTCCATAGACGCCACATGTAAATAGAATGAAAAATGCTCCATCCATTTGTTGTGAGATTCCAGTGCTTCAGGTTGACCATATCTCCAACCGTTGTTAGCAAGCCAAAATGCATGGTTAGACAGGCCAATTCCAATATCACGATAGTGTGCTACATAAGCATTAGCTTGTGATGTTGGGTGAACCTGTCGTTGCATAATATGAGACTGCGCTCTAACTAGTAAATTAGTTACATGAGGTAAACGCTCTTCAGATACTACACCCTGATTAGCATTACCAAGTACACATACACCAATATCTGGTGAATCTGGTTTGTAAGTCTGTAAAGGCTCAATACCAGTCATGTATTCGATACATATATTAGCCATAGTAATCGGTCTAGTAATATGAGAATTTGCGTTCATCTCGTCAATATTCATTGGATAGTAAGATGAAGTCTCAGTAGATTCAACAGCAACTAAACGAGTCCAAAAGTCTTGGGCATCAATTTGTGCTGAATAAAGTTCCTGTGCTTCACATTCTTCGTAATATTCAGTAAATGCTTTAACATCTGCCGAATAGAACAATTCAAGTAGCCTTGGAGCTGCTCTAGTAGAGAATAATGAAATGACTCCACCAGACTTGGCTCTGTCATAGACCAATTGGTTAAGCTTAATACCATATGATAAATCATTGATTCGGTCCTCAACAGGCATACGTGGTGACTTCAATGCAAAAATAGATTCGATTTCTGGGTCGAAGAAGTTTACATAACCTGTAGCTGATCCTCTACGCCCATTCTGTGAAGCTTTCTGAATAATTGCGTCTATAGACTTTAGAATTGGTAATTTTCCTGAATGCTTAATTTTACCATTCTTTACCAAATCTCCAATAGAGGCTACGTCTGCAATATCATCTCCAACTCCAGCAGAAGATACTGTATGAAGCAATAAAGCTCCATCAGTAGCTTCCCAAGAGTCAATGTTATCGCCCATGCGAATTATGATACAAGATGCATAGTCAGTTGAGTCCGTACGAAGTGCTCGCATCTCTGGAGAAGGCAAAGTAATTTCGTATGTCGACAATGCATTGTAGTAATCAATAATGTACTGAGTTGGATTAATATGGTAATCTCTAAATGTATCAATAGCAACTGCCATAAATATAAATTGAGGTGTTTCGTATTTACAAACTCCATAACCGTTAACTAATGCGTCCAGACCTGAACTAGTAAATGTAAAATCTCTAGAATGGTCAATAGTTGATTGTAGTGCTTTGTAGTCAATTCTCGGATAATTAAGTACATTGGCTGAATAATGTCCAGCTTGTACTCTATCAGCTAAGAAATCGACTAACTGAGGCACATGTACAGAGTTAAATACTCGCTTGTAAAGACGTTGCAGTTTAAGGTTCCTAGCGACTGTATCATAGTTTGGGTTCCGTAAGTCTGCTAAATCATCACAAGTTTTAATAAATATGTCTGTAATGTAGCTAGTGTGAATACCGTTAAAGAAGTGTAAGTTTGACTGTACTTCAATATCTGATTGGGAAACTCCGGGTAAATCCCCAATAGCCCACTCAAGACTTGCTGAAGCCTTTGATAGGTCTAGTGGTTCTGAAGTTCCGTCGTGCTTAATAACGTTAATTTGCATTAGTGCTCCTTTGGCTTAATAAATGAAATCCCCAATAGTACTACAATAGCTACATAAGGATAAAATGTTTCAGCACTTACAGCATACCCTATTAGGATACCATTAACAAAATCATATCTGTTGTATGATATCTCGGATAAATAGGAGTGTAACTTAGAAAACATTACTGATTTAAAGCACGTTTGAAGGGTGCTGAAATGCTGAACTTAACTAAGTTAGTTGAATAAGGCTTACCAGTTGTTGGTGCTAAACCAGATCTTTTAGTTGGTTTAAATGTTCCGAAATCAGTACCTAATGATACTTCGTTACCTGCTACTAATTCGGCTTTAATAATATCCTTAATTCCGTCAAGAATTCTGTTTGCTGCTGCTTTGCTACCTACTTCGTTGTGGTTTGCAAGTTCTTCAATAAATTGTTGTTTAGTCATATTTGACTCCTTTAAATTAGATCTAGTTTTATGACATAGTGGTCAAATATTATTGCTGATATATAAAGTAGTCAGTTCCGTTAATAGTTTCTTGGTATTCGTCTCCATTACAACGGTTTAAGGCGTAACCTCTACCGTCCTGAGAGTAGTATGATACACAGGCATCAATATCAAAGTATTGTCTATAATACGCGGGTATTTCTGTTAGTACTATATCATTTACATAGGCAATATAATATTCTTCTGTGGCTTCGTCTGCTTCATCATCAGTTAGTACTAAATAATTCTCTGATTCGTAGTCAGATAAACAGTCCTCGTAATGTTCTCCCGTGTGTTCCATAAGTGCGAATACTTTCTCTGTGTCTTCATCTAAAGATTCCAGTATATTGCTCTCATAAAATCCTGCTAATCTTGTGTCATTATTCATAGATTCTGTAGCTTCTCGCATTTGCCATACAAAGAACTCTTCATGCAGTTCTAGTTCTGTTATAATGCTTTCAATTTGTTCTGTCGTCATATATTATTCCTTCGGTGTTCCATCAGATTCACACGCACGAGTGCTAATAAAAATGGGCTTAAGCGGTATTCCGACTTTACTGTAAGTCTCAAACTCAATAGTTGCCCATTTATTAACAAAGCTGTGAGGGTCAATAGATGCCCAGTACTCTTTAGTTCCCTTAGGTTTAGCCTTAAAGAACTGTTCACCAACATTCAATACAAATACTGGAAGGCCGTTCTTGTCAAGTTCAAAAGAAGCAATTAAGAACTCTTTAGAAAGAACTTTCTTGTACTTAAATTGATCAGAAGATCTAATATTGTGTTTATACAACCCGTCCAAGTTCTTGATAACTGTCCCTTCTAAGTTTTCCGCCATACATTGGTTGTAATGGTTTTCAATGTCTTCATGTGAGTTACACTTAACACCAATTAAAAATCCAACATGGGGTAGTGAGGGATGTCCAATTCTTTCTAAAGCTCTATATAAAGTTTCTAACATCATTCTTCTATACTCATAATCTTCTGCAGAATCACAGATATCAAATATATTAAATGTTAATCTAGGTGACATTTTGTTAGTTTTCTTAACAGCCGATTGAATATCTTGTAAATGCTCTCCGTGAATATACAACTCACCATTAAGCTCATTAGAAGGTAATTCATCCATTAAGTCATGAATAAATGTTTCTAAATGTGGTATTGCTGGATAAACTTCTCCGCCTCTTGAATAAATAGTAAGTTTGCCATCCACTCGTTTGTAAATTGCGTTTACTCCATTAAGCTTTGGTGTACTTACACAAGGAAACTTAATATTCTTTAGTTGGTCTTGGTAAGACTTTACTTTCATAGGTAAACTAACAGTAACTGGAGCTGCTTTGTCATATGAATAGCCAGACTTAATCTTCTTAGTCACTAATGCTTCCGCTTCTAATTGGGCTTGCTGTTCAGGTGTAGTTTCGTTTGCACGTCCAAGATTTTTCCCAGTACACTTAGTGATTTGCGTTTGCATTTTACCGCCAAGTTGTCCGTAAGTACAGATGAATGAATCTCCTTGCACTTCGATAGACCATTGCTGAATAGCGGAAGTCTTAGTTGTTTTGTATAATGTCGTCATATAGTTCCTTTAAATAATTTGCATTTATTAGTTTATGTCTATGCCTTGTGATTGAGACAAAGTATAAACATAACTCAGCTCTACGGTCTTCTTCAGTACCTTTAAAACTCTTTGATAATGCGTCTTTAACTGCTTTATCCATATCTGGGTCAAGTTCGATAATATCCCGAGTGGATCCCTTAGAGGTATGGGCAGTCATAAGTTGTAAATCACAAGGTGTCTTTTGATGCTCTTCTGCACTTTCAGATGCTGCAATAATATCTTCTTTACCAAACTTAAACATAAGTTGGATAGAAGAATATGTAGCTGTGTCTAAATTATCCAAGTTCAATAGGTAGTTGTATAATCCAATGCGTTCCCTAGTTGATTGGGGTAATCTACCATAGGAATCAACCATCTCCTGGAATGGCTTAAGTTCTGGATTCTTCTGTGCGAACCCTGGTTTAGCATAAATAACAGCCAATGGTAATTGAAACATATGCTTAAGCTTAAGTTTGCTAGACAGATGGTAAGGTGTTCCACATTTGTTAAGTTCAATCATCTTTGCAATTAGTGAAGCATTAGTACGAGTTAAATAAGCTTTAGTAACTGGTTTGACATCTTCTGGATAAACCATACCTTCAAATATTGCATCAGATTCCAAATGCTTACGTAAGAATGCTTGAATAGCTGGAGCATAAGATTGGTCAACTCTAAAAGATTGCGATAAATGAAGCACTTTGGCTTCTGGGAATCTTGAGAATCCATCAATAAGCTTCATAAAGCTAAATATACGCTGATTCTGGTCTCCAACTAATACTTTCTGAGTTGCTGGAATTGCTTGTATAATGTCCAATGCCATCGCTGACATATCCTGAGCTTCGTCAATAAGTAATCTATCTACTGGTTTAAGTTTAATAGTACCACGCATAACTAGTATGTGAAATAGCTTAAGATAAAATGAATGGGTAATAGCCATCTTACCAGTTGCCATCAGATTAAGAATTTGCTTAACTGCTGGAATTAGGTTGAACTGAAATGAGTCATCCTCAATAGATACTACATAAGAGTCTACATTGAGAAATCCTGACAAACAATACTCGTCAATAATTCTGAGAATTTCTGGGTCTTTACCAAAAGGCCTACGAACAGTCTTTGGTATGTCCATCCAAGTTAGGTACTTTTTAAGAGTTCCTAAATTGTAAGCTCCTCCTACTGTGTATGAATAAGCAAATGAATGCAAAGTTGAAACAGTTGCGTTAGTTGAAAAGGCTTGCTTAGCTTCTTTAGAAGCCATGTTACCAAACACCAAATAACGTACAGAAGCTTTGGGTTCTATTCGTTTGTAACGTGCTATTGCTTCAGTAAGGCTTGTAGTCTTTGAAGCACCTGCTGTAGCTCGGATTGCTAGTTCAGAGTTAGTTGGGTTTGCAATCTCTTCAAAGATTTCTAATTGTTGGTCAGACCAAGTAAATGACATTGGAGTTCCTTTGGTGATTTGTGAGTACTTACTTTCCATAGAAAGAGGTCTCTATTAAAAACAGGTAAAAATTCTGTATGAATCCACTCAATAAGTTCTGGTGTAACTTTAGTGTTAGCTGTATTATGCCACTTAAAATGTGTTGGGCGTTTGCCACCTCTACTAATACCTCTAATAGATTGCAGAGGATGAACATGTACAGATGGTATATTTTCAGGCCAAAAGAGTTCAATATAAGGAATAGTATTCTGGTCAAACACATTAAAAGTATATTTATTAAATGCCTGTTGCGTAAAAGGGTGTTTATCTGTAGTTAGAGTCATATAAGTTCCTTGTGAATAGTTTGGAAGTGCTTAGGGCAGTACTGTGGAAAAAAATTAAAATTCAGTACTACACTAAACACTCTAATGGTTTGGTGTCATTAGGTTAAAGTCCTTCACGATGACGGCACGCACTACCTAAGATGATGTTTCCTAAGTAGTAGACTTCGATATATATCTGGAGATTCCCATTAAAGATTTAAGTCTATTAATTGTAGTTAGACTGGGAGTAACTAACTCACCAAAGAATGTACTGGTACCGAGCCGACATGTTTCAGTCAATAAAGTTGTGACCTTTATAAAGCGTTCGTAATGCACTCATTGCTAAGTTAAAACACTCCCGAAGGAATGTTTAATTATTCTGCTTCAGGCTCAACATACTCATTAGTAGGTTGTTCAGTAGGTTCTTCTATAACCTCTGGCTCAAGTGATTTAATTGGTCCAGTAGGTGCTGTTTCTCTAGGCTGTTTCAAGATAACTTGAGTTGCTCCAGATTCGTCTGTATCGCCTAATGTAATGTTAGTAAACTCTGGGAATTGTGGGAACTTACCTTCTAATAAAGGATTAAGTGCTCGTTTAATTGCTGCAGAAGATTCTGGATCTGATAATGCTTCAGCAATAAGTGTGTTTAATTCAGTTTTGTTAAGACTCAGTGAGATTTGTTGTTTTGTAATTTCCATTTGTTGGGCTTTCCTTATGTATTTAATTTGATTGATCATTTGAGATCACCATAGATTTGTCTAGTTCAATAAGTGCTTTTCTAAGTTCAACTGACATAGAGTCAATAAGCTTAGAACAATCTCTAATAACTTTACTAGAGTCCTTGCTAGTACATACTAAATGTGCTGCAATTGCCCCAAGAGTTCCTTCAAGAACTTCCTGGTACTTTGTTAGAACTTCTGGTTGTGTCATTGACTGTCCTTATTAGATGATAGCTCTCTGCCATTCACTTGTCCTTCTGAATCAAAGGACTCAATAATACAAGCATTTGGTACAGTAGTTAAAGCTTCTGCAATAGCATAAGTTCCGTCTGAATTACGTTGTTGAGTTGTTACTTGAACAACCACAGAAGTTCCTGCTTGCATAGCTTTGGTAGACTTCATCCATCCCTCGGCTTCAGAAGAAGCTTTAGAGATGAGCTTGAAAGTGTCCCCATTACCCCAGAAAATAATGTCTTTGATGATCTTGCTTGCACCATTAGAACAAGTGTTGTGTAAAAACTTCCCCATTAGAACACGTCTTCATCAATTGTTTTCTTAGCTACTGCGTCCTGAGTAGTTGGTACTTGACCCGCTCCCTTGATAAGTTGTAACTCTTGAATACAAATCTTGTTGTTTTTGTTCTTGTATTCAATACCGGCATTTGCTTTAGCTGCTGTAATAGCCGCTTCGATTGCAACTGGTTCAGTCTTACCTGCATCTACTTCTGCCTGAGATAACTTAGCTTTAGTAAATAATGCTGACATATTAAGTTCTTGGTTTCTCCAAGCTTTCTTACCATCTGCATCAAGTGTAACTAAGTAAGACGAAATACCAGTAAATTCTTTACCAATAAGTGTTTGCCATCTTTCTACATTCTTAGTACCTGCTTTAGCAAAAGTTACAGTACCAGCTGTGATACCTGCCCCAAATTGAGATGCGTCTAAGCCACAAATTTTCCATAAATTGTTAATTTGACCAATAACTCTTAAGTTGTCGTATTCTGCATTCTCATCATCTAAGTGTACTTTAACACCGTTTACTGAGTATTCTCCAGCTTTAACGATTCCGTCTTTGTCTTTACCAACTTTTTGCTTTAAGAATCCAGTCCAGTCGATTGTTTTGCCTTCTGCGTCTTCACATTTAAGGTAGAATCTTTGGTTATCTATTTCGTATGCATCTACGATTGTTAATAAATGTGCTCCATCTAAATTGATTTTAGTACCAGTTTTTCCTAGTTTTTCTTTGTCTTTCTCCGACATATTATTAATTGCATTCATAATAATTGACATATTATATTTCCTTTATAAAAATTAAAATTGTTCCAGCTAAATGCTGCACTAAGTACGTAAAATTGCAGTTTAAGACAGGCTGTCAAATTGCTCTAAGAGCTCCAATAATTGCTTCTATTTGTCCTTCAGTACAAGACCTAAGTAAATGTTTAAGTCGTTTGCCGTTAGAGTCTAGTGATTCAGATATATCAATATCTGTAGCATCCTCTACAAGTTCTTCAAATTGCTTACGAGTTAGATTAAGCACATAACCCGGCTTTGGAGATAATTCAGTCATCAGTTCACGGATTTGTTTGTTATTCATTATTGTTTTCCTTCCTATTTTCTAAAGTTGCCTGTATTCTATCTATTAAATTACTGTCTAACACCTTTTCAGGCCTACAAATAGGCTTTATTGAAGATAAACTCATTAGATAATCTTTATAGTGAGTAGCGTATTTAGTTAACTGTTTATTATGTGCATTAACTAAATAAATAATGTGTTCTGCTATTGCTGAATCTGTCATGTTAAACCTTTAATTTATCAAAAATAGTGTAGATAAAGTCTTCGTGTTCTTTATGTAAGTTTATCTTAGCTTTATTTGCTTCATAGTACTTTTCTGCAGTATCTCCAAATTTGTAACCCATAGCAGTCCAGTCAACTAGCATATGAACTAAATAACGTTCAACTAATCCTGGTTTTGTATTAATATCCTCTGATGGTAAGTTGTTAATAAACTCACAATGATGTTCATTGTTTGTATAATGATGTTCCCAGGCCTTTTTGAAGTTTGAGTTGTCTTCATTACTTGGTATATGTAGTGGAAAAAATTTATCACGGTATTGTGTAAACTCCTCAGCACTAAATTTGCTAACATCGTGATAACAAATTTCTTGACGTAGTTTGTGCCACGTACAGTCGTCACCAACCCAAGGCATTCCATCACAAGCTTCAGATAGTTCCTGAAAAGCTTTTCTAATATTGTTGAAATGCTCTTCAAGATAATCTAAATATGCTCTAGTTCTGTCAATGTATTCTTGACCTACCATATGTTTCTGCTCAATAAACATATTACCAACCTTTCAATAACAAACAATTATCTGCTGTTATAGCAACTTCTTTATGTTCGTAAAGTACTTTATATATAAACATAATAAATTCCTTTTAAGTTAAAATTAATGTTAATGTGTTATAATTAGTGTAATAAAATACACAAAGGATAACACATGATAAAAAAGCAAAAACCTATTAGAGTTCATGCAACAATGGATCCAAAATTGATCCAGCAGATGAAAGATTACTTACAACAAGTAAATGATGACAAAACTTTAAAGTACGTTAGTCAATCTGAGTTTATTAGTGAAGCAGTTAACCAATTACTTAATATGGAATTAAACAATGAGTAAAAAACTTACTACGGAGGAATTCATACAACAATCACAAAAAATTCATGTGTACAAATACACTTATTCTAATACTGTATATACAGGTGCTGCTAATAAAGTCATCATTACATGTCCTAAGCATGGCGACTTTGAGCAGACTCCTCATAATCATAAACAAGGTAAAGGTTGTAGAGCTTGTGCTAATGAGTCCCTTGCCGAAGATAGAAAAGACTCAATAGATAAAGTAATTCAAAACTTCAAGGCTGTGCATGGTGATTCGTATAAGTACAATAAAATCCAGTACAAAAATGCCCAGACTAACGTTACAATTACATGTCCTGTGCATGGAGATTTCGAACAAGCTCCTACAAGCCATTTAGCAGGAAGAGGATGCCCTGAATGTGGTACTGAAAGGATGAAATCAACACAAGAAGAAGTCTTATTAAAATTTAAATATGCTCACAGAGACAGGTATAAATATGATAAAGTGATTTATAACAATATGAATACTAATGTAAGCATAATCTGTCCAGAACATGGCGAATTTACACAAAATCCTGACATTCATATGAGAGGTCATGGATGTCCAAGCTGTTCTAAATCAGGATTTGACAAAAAGAAACCTGCAATACTATACTATCTAAAAGTAACAACAGATGATAATCAAGAGTTATACAAAATTGGAATAACAAATAAATCTGTGAATGAACGGTTTAGCTTAACAGACCTAAAGAAAATTGAAATAATTAAACAAGAAGAATTCAAATCAGGTCAAGATGCTTTAGATAAAGAAACTGAGATTAAACGAAGGTTTAAAGAATTTCAGTATAAAGGGCCTAACATACTCCAAAATGGAAATACTGAATTATTTACAGTAGACCTATTTAATTTATAAGTCTACTACTTTTTCATCTTCAATTTTTGCCTTCCTTGTAAGAATTCTTTCTAAGTCTCCAACGGACTCTCTTACAAATTTGAATCCGCCTTCAACTAGTTTAGTTTTAGTTGTATTTGATTCGTCAAATACATCTGCTGTGTATTTGAATGCTCTATCTTCCATAACTGTTTCAACAACTGTGCTGAACGACTCCTCAATAATGTTAGTATGCTCTTTACCTTTGGTAGTAACATATCTCTTAGAGTTTGGTGCCATACCAACTCTAGGAGGGTAGTGTGCAGTAACATATGTAAACTTTCCATATGTAAGAGTTGCAGACTTAATACACTCAAGAATCTGTGTGATTGCATTGTTATATGCGTTCCAAACATCGTATCCAGAGAAGTGTTTAGCTGCCCATCTATTGAATAGTTTAGTCATAAGTGTAAATGTATCAACTAACAGTCTATCTACTCTGTCGTCAGATAGCACTGTAATGATACGTTGTTCAATCTTGTCAACCATTTCGATATCTTCAATATCAAATTCGTGCCATACTTTGAGGAACTCTGAATCATCTTCTGAGATTGATTTGCCGTCAAAATTGAATATATAAGTTCGCTTCTTATCTGCTAAGCTAAGTTGCCCGAATGCAAAAGTTTTACCAGAACCTGTCTCAGATGCTAGTAACACTGGGTAGTGACTAGTTAATTTCTTACGTTCAACTAGTGCTATGTTTTCTAAAGTCATAAATACTTCCTTCGTGATTTAATAAAATTTATAACCCTTCGGTATACTGAATCAGTATCCTTGGGCACCAAAAATGAACGGTTAAGATGTAAAATAACCTGTTCAATTAGCTTGTCGTCTGCCCCACGTTCAACTAAGTTGAATGCTGCGGACAATAAGTAACGGGTACGGTTGCCACTAATTGCGGTTGAGTACGACTGAAATTCGGTTAGAATCTCTGTAAGATCCAATGAAGAATCTAGTTGACGTACTTCTTTCTCTTCCTCTGGTAACAAATAATCGTCAACGACTAATGGCTGTCCATGGGAAGATACCACAATAGAGTTTGCGTAACTATAAAACTTCTGTGAAGGACGTTCTGATGCGTTATCCAGATCAGTTATAAGTCCAAGTGTCCGAATTCCTATAACTAGTCTGCGATACTCCTTAGAGTTCACCTCCCGATCCAAAGGTAATAGCACACGATACTTAAATAGATTCTGGGTGTCACTTGTTGTCCCTAAAATACACTCCAAGTCCTCCAATTGCAACTCTGCTAAGCGTGAATGAATGTCTGTAGATGTATAATCTATGTCAATTACTACAAACTTAGCGGGTCCGCAAATGTTGTAAAGTCCCTGCTCGTGTCCCAAGAACTTAAATGGGTTGTACATATAGTCCTTCGATAATAAATAGACTAAACTTCTAAAAGTACATCGCATATGCTTAGTAAAAAACTTAATGTCCTCTCGTTCGTCCTTTGTGAAGTCGGGCAATGGTCTAATTGATAAGGTTACTTGCATGGTTCAAAAGAATTACATCCAAAAGTTGTAAAGTTAGCTTTTGGGTCAATCTGAAGTATGCTGTCTTGTACAGAGCATCCACAATAATCATGTCTACAGTTATCACAGATTTGGTGTTTCTTCAATAATTCAAAAGTATCAACTGCAATAACTTGTTCGCGATAAGTTGCTGGTTCTAGTCCCAAATTCTTTAAATGTTTAAAAATCTCTTGTCTATCCATAACTGTTTCCTTATAAGTTTGCGAATGGTTCAATAAGATATGTATGCTTAGTCTGCTCATCAATAGATTTGATAAGAGACGAGTTTACATTATCAACAAAGTTTAACAGCCTATCGTCTGGTACATAGTGAACTCGCATATCGTAAACAATAGTTGCGAATAGCAGAAGTGGATTAGATGACGCATCTAATGCATCAATCAGTAATTGCTTGTTCTCTAATATGTCGTCGTTCAAGTACTTGTTAATAGCTGCTGTAGTAGGTTTAGAATCTGCTTTGATAGATAGTAAGGGAACATCACCGCCTGAAGCCAGATTTGCCAATACTCCACTAATGTCAAATAACTTAGCAGGTTCAGTTGCTTGTAAAACAGTTGCATCCTTGTAACCGTAATAAAGCATGTCAAATTCGCAATGTTCAGGCAATACACGAAGCATAAGTTGATTAGCAATAGACAATGCTATAAACTTATATTCAGATTGCTTAACAATTGAATTAACAGGAAGAATCAAAGTAAAAGCGTGTTTGTTACTTGGGTCCTCACTAGTTGCTATAAAATGGTGTGTTGCAGATAAATACTTGTTAATCATGTCCATAGACAGGAATGAGTGTTCAACACGTAAGGCAATGAACTTACTAGTATCCTCTACAAATGGGTTAAATGTTGCGTTCAGGCTTAACATCTTCCCAAGTGCACTAATAGGCTTGTTAGAAGATATGTTGTGAATTGGGGACTCAGTGATATGGCCAGGAATTGCCTTATATGAGTACTCCCCATCCAGATTCTTTACAACGGGCACAAATACAAAGGCATTTGATTTCTCGTTATAAGATACAGTTGCTATTCCCTCAAGTTTACTGTTAACAGGTTTTAAAAAGTTCTCTAAAGATGCTTTGTTTAGCTGTTTAACATTTATGTATCCTCTAGTAATTGCTTTATCGATTGGTAAAGTATTATCAAAAAATCCTTGTTGCCAATCGTTAATAAATAACTCATAGTCCTTCAGTTCTAATGTTTTAGCAAATCTGGTAAGGTGTTGTGCCGTATAATCACAAAAGTAAATTGCTGCTTTAAGAGTATCTGCATCAATAACTCGTTTGTTCTGTGCTAATGCCCAAACAGCTGCAATACGTCCCATTTTAAATGCTCTACCAGACATTTCAATGCCTTCTACAGAATCCCCATCCTTGAGCAATAAATACTTAGATAAATCCTGTGTGTAAGACTTGTAGTCATCGTACACTACAGAGGCTTCCTCGTCGAACATAACTACAGGATCTGCAATAGTTGACTTAACACATTTAACAAAATGTGTATTCAGTCGTTCAGTGTACTCTTTAAGAATCACTCTAGAATTTGCTTGAATTTCCCTACGTTCTGCTGGAGATTTGGGAATATACTCGTTCTCAAATTCCTCTGCTGCGTTACTAAATACAATCGATACTCTACGAGCGAGTGAAGTAGTGAGCATAGGAATTAGTAATTTCTGCACATTCCCTTCAGTATAGAATGGGGCTGGACTAGAAATTCCTAATAGATTTGGGAACATATCGTCAACCGATTCCTCTTTAGAGTCCTCAGTCTTGAATTCAGGTGCTACAGATTTACCCATATCGTATAGAGTAGAAAATAGTTCCAATACATCTACGATCTTAGAGTTAGACTGTACAGCTAAGCCAAGTTCAGATGCAAAAAGAGACTTGACACCAAATGAAGTCTTTGCCATACGGTTAAGTGATGTTGTAAGACCTCCTCTAGTAGATGCTAAAGAAGTAATAGCTATCTCAGGCTTATCTATAAGATGTTGGTAATCTGTATATACCACCGAATTCTCGTCCAAATCTGGTGTAGTCTTCTTAGCATCCCTAATATATCTACTTCTAGCTTTGTCTTCCAGTTCAATACTATGTTGCTTCTCAATAAAGTCTATAGCTGATGCTGCTGCTTTACTAAGAGCTTGGTAAGTACTATCTTTACCTGATCCAGAACGACTAATAATCATAGAGTATGTGTTAATACCTATATAATCGTCTGAGTAAATTGGGTCGTTAATGTGTGGTCTAAGTTGACCAAACATGTGAGACAATACAAAATTGGATACTGCTACAGCAGAAATATTGCTAAATGCTGGCGTTTTAGCAGTTGCTAATTTCAACATATCCTGCATAACTTGGGGTAATACTGTAGTGTCAAATTGGTTCATGTTACGATTCTGTAAAAACTCTAAGTCCTCCTCATACTGTGCTATGAGTGACTTGAGTTTAGATAGAATCTGTTCTTCAGTTGTCATTTACTATCCTTTGTAATTATCTGTGAGAAAATATGAGCATATCTTAAATATTCTGAAGGTGAATTAAATACATGCCAAGTTGCTTTAACAGCAAATGTGTTAGCTATTGCACTTGCTTTGTCTTCGCCTAAATGTAACTTAGAATCTTTAATTACAATGTATATAATTTTGTACACATGTTCAGTTGTCATTAACTGCCTTTAAAATTGAATCTAGTTGTATCTCTAAGTAGCAAATACCATCACGCATAACTTTGTTGTACAATTGCTTCTTGTTTAAAGACACTCTATACGCTTTAAGATCACGTTGTGTTGCAAATTGAGGTTCGTAGTTCAGCATAGTTGCTAATTTAGTAATGTAGTTAAACATAGCTTCATCAGAACCATTCAGTGTAGGCTGTGCTAAGCTATTGTAAAGTACTACAAAGTCAGTTGGTGAACGCATACAGAGGTGTTCGTTAGTTACTATGAAGGGAGATTCAATAGTACATTTATCAAATGAGCCCTGTTCAAGTTTAGCTTGACACTCGTCTAGTTTCTGTTTAAGGTTTTTATTTGTCTCTGCTAAAATTTCATCTGGGTATGTTGGTTTGCTTGAAATAAGTTCGTCGTATTCTTCTTGGGTTAATATGTATTGCATGTTAATCTCCTAATTTGTGATAAATTGTTTCTCCGTTAGAGAAATGTCCAGTCACTCCATATGGAGTTGACACTTGTGTGAGTAAAGACTCAATGTGTTGTATTGCTTCCGACTCAATTGATTCCAATTTGGTTTGTAATCTAGAGCCATGCAAAGCCCAAATTCCTGGTTTGATATCGTAATACTCTAGGTCCTCTTCAAGTTTTGATATAACATCAGTTGTATTCTCGTAATAATCACACCCATCTATTAACCATTCAAACTCGTAATCCAAATTTGCTGCTTCGTAATATCCAGATCTAATAAATATATTGATGCAGTACGTAAAATTAAGGTTAAGGTAGTTTAGTTCCCAGTCTATTGATCCAATAGAACTAGAGGGAAAACTTCTAAGTTCCTCATTTGAATTAAGTGAATCGTCTGGTTCAAAGTTTGAGTCCACCTCCTGTAACCAATTGCCGATATATTCCTGGCATTCGTCCCATAAATCTTGATCTTCTCCGTAATCAATTACATAAGTTGCTTGTGCATTCGCCGTATGAAAATTAGATGTTCCCATTGTAAATCCTTTAAAGTTGAGTTAAGTTCTGTACTAATTAAATAAGAGATAAAATCTACTATTTAATAAGTACACTAAGTAAAAATAGTCTGCCATGTTAGCCTTGCACTAACTACGTTCTCAACGCTATACAGTTAAGCATAGACTTATACGCTATTCAGGCCACATAAAATGGTACCCATACACTGGTTGTGCTCAACACCACTTGCTAGTCCAGGAAAGCTAAATTAGCTTACTGCAGTATGAGGTAAAATTAATTGTTGTACATTAGTAGGATTTGCACCTACGTTTCCTCGGTTACACTGCCCTAACCGCTAGACGATAAATTGGGACTTGAACCCAAGTTTGTGAGTTGAGGTGACCTAACTACTAGTCGATAATGTACATAAATTAGGCGAGACTCCTAAGAATCAGCCTAAGTTTTGAGGTCCTTTAAATCAATAAGGATTACCTCTGAATAAATTGAAGTACCAAGGTTGTAAACTGTAAATATAGTCCTTGAGGTTCTGTAGCTCTCTTGAAGGGTTAAAAGAATCAACCTTGTATTCTTCAATAGGTATACAGTAGCTATCAAGAACTCCTGATAAGTTCCCATAAGTTGGGTCATGATAGGTGCCGTCATTCAACTTTACTACAAAGTGAGCACATCCCAGGTCGTCAGAGAAAATCTGCATAACTCCAATAATAGAGCACACCATTTTTGGATTCCTCAAAGCGTAAGATAGTGCATTTGCGTGACACCTCTGGTTGCCAAGATACTTGCCTTTAGGCGTACACTTGATAATCTCTTTGCACTTAAGTGCGGTTGGTATTAGTCCTGCCACATTAATCCTTTAAATTTTCTAATTTGTCAACAATTGTTGCTAAATCAGCATTGTTTGGTAAAGTTACCATGTCTTTTTGATTGTATCCAATGTCTGCTTCTGCTCTAAGATGAACAGTTTGGTCAATTAGGAAATCTGGTACCATAGTTGCAATAAGGTTGTCGTTAACCCATTTAATTGCTTGTGGATTGTCATCAATCTCGTAGTACAAAGCGTCATGTATGATGTTAAGTCCCAAAATATTATGTGGATTGCCTTGCTCTAAGTAAAGTTGTCTAAACTTAGTTGCTGCTATAAGAGTTAGATCAGAGTATCCTTGGAAGTTGGCATTGTTAAGTGCTAATAAATCTCCCTTTGGATTGCTTGAGTAAACTCGTAGACCCCAGTTGAGGTGTAAATATCCTTGTTCCTGAGATGTTGGGATTACATAGTCTTCTTTGAAGGCTGTAACACCAGGGTATAGTTCACCATGGTATCTATCAAATATTTCTTGTGTAATACTTCCACCCTTAGAATCGTCTGGAAAGCCTCCATAGGCCAATTTGAACGTACAAGGCTTACTGTCTGAACGTAAATTAGATGCATCCTTGTTAGAGTCAGTTAAGTCGTAACATAACTTGTTGTACTCAATTGTATTATTAAATGGCACTTCTGTAAGTTCTTCCCAAGATTCCTTGTAAAATATGGTACTATGTAAAGTATGCATATCCCACATAAGACCTGTTTCTGGATCAGGACTAAGCAACTTAATAGTAGTTTCATCTTTAGTAAGACAGGCATTAATGTGGTTTTCTAAACCGTTATAATCTACTGCTACCAGAATACGTCCTGGAGGTGCTACAAACATAGACTTAACTGTTTTACCATAAACTCTATGCCCAACCGGTTGTGTAACCCCGTTAGCTCCCATTTGGTGCTTCATTGGGGCTTCAATCTTGTCACCACCAGCCTTACCTGAAAGTCTGCCTGTAAAAGTTCCCATGAGCCGAAGTGCATAGTGTAGTCTACCATCATAAGTTGATCCGTAATACTTTGGTATATACTGAGTAATCATGTTCTTCGACTGTGCTATTTCAAGATAAAGTTTAATAACTCGTTGAGGCTCTCCTATAGCTGTGTGTGACAGTTCTTTAAGAACACCAGAACTGAACGACATCTCACCAGTATCTTTAGATACAATTGGTGAAACTAATCCAAAACTAATCCACATCTGTTTGAGTTGTTGGTAATTCCAAGGATTAAATCCAAGTTGTACGTACTTCCCAGGATTGTTAATCTTGTCAATACGATTGGCTGCTGTATTCTGTCTAAGACATTCGGCTTCTTCGTAACGTGCTGATAAAGACACAATGTATGGATGGTTAAATTGCTTAGCAAATAAAAGTTTAGCAATGGGTGTGTACATAGACTTCAAGTCTGCAGCAGAAACTTTGTCAAATGTTGTACCATCTGCATAATTAACAATCCAAGTTCGCATTGCTACATTGTTCTTGTAACCTGCATATTTAGGATGTTTTAGCGACTTGTAAACAGGTGCTAAAAACTTTTCAATACGAGCTTTGTCAATAACTGACTGAAATTCAGAGACAATAGGTATGGCATTAATTGTTTCTAAAGTCCTCTTGTTAAATTCTGTAACTTCTGATTCAAGTTTGGTAACTTTAGATAAGTCAATTGCTTGTCCATTATGCATCATTTCAACAATTACAGGAATAGCAGGTTTAATAATAAATTCGTAATAGTAACGTTGGTTGAATCCTTCAGTGTTGTGCCTAGGCTCTGAAGTTGGCATAATCCAATGATCTGGATGTGCTGGTTCTGTGTCGTATTTATCCCAAGCCAACTTAGTTGCCATTGGATCAATCCCTGCATACTTAATAAGTGCTAAATTGTACTTTGTTGGATCTCCAGTACCAACATACTTAAGATTGGTAACTGTGTGATTCAACTCTGTATCGTATAAATCAAATGAAGACTTGTCTTTAGCCCAATCCTGATACAATGTTTTAGCAATCGGTTTAAGACCAGATATACGCTTCTGTGAATCCACATTGTTGTTGTAAATTGCTGCTAATAGTTGGGAATCTTCTACATCCTTTGGTAGTTTGCCTGTGTGGTACTTAATAAATTTTAAATCGAATAACGTTTACATTCAACACAAGTCGTTAGTTCGTGCCGGTTCTCGTAACTCAAATAATAAACACACAGGCTCGGACATTCTCCGAGATTCCACAGGTCTTATAAACGCCCAGACTTCCTATTATGTTAGACGACTCTGTGTGTTTATTATTTGAGTTAATTGAACTCCTACATGTTTCCATGCAGACTAGACTATATCAACATCCACGTGGGATGGAATCCGTTTCGGACCACTTGGCCCTACTCCCATTTCAGGGATAGTCGTTAGGCTTTTACAGCAAAATAAATTTGCTGATTTAGCACGGTAGGTTGCCCTCGCCATAATGCGTTAGGGGTTTCCCCGTTTAGGATTCTTTAGACATAGGATTGCTCCTATGAATGCCTTTATAATCAGATAGAATTTTAAGAGAGGTTTTATTAGTTGGTAAAACAACTTCCTCTTCTTGCAACACACCGTTAATTGTATTTGGTAAGTCTAATATACTAATAAAGTAATCATAGGCTTTTGCTGCTTCTAAAGCAGTAGTATAAGAACCTATTCTGTATGACTTGTATTCAAATCTTACATTTGCCCACCATAAAGCATCGTGAACTTTAAAAACTCCTCTATACCCAGAAGTATTATTAGATCGTAATTGCCTTGTATTGGCGGCTTGTACAGACATTGATGTGAATCTACAGTTAGATGGTTCATAATTCCCATCATTATCTTTTCTATCAATAGAAAGGCCTTCTTTCCACAAGGGTTTAGCCCATTTAAAGAAAGTCTCAAAAGATTCTTCCCATTCAGAACACATAGTTATGTTTTTATCCAAATAGCTGATATGCCTCTTACCTTTATCACTTTTTACCTTAGATTTAGTATCAGCCCAAACTCTATATAAAGGATGGTCTCGATTAGCTTTCTTAAGACAAGTGCCATTACACTCTTTACAGTACAATTGGTTTTTAGCCTTAGTAGTGACAACAGCCTCAAATGAGTTATTGCACATAGTGCACTCAAATAAAGCCATCCGAACCTTTTTATAGTAATTTTCTGTAGGCTTTTTCATACCTAAATCTTGTAAGATTTTCATCTTAAATTCCTCTTGTATTAGAGGTTTTAACGGTTTTTGTTTTCGCATAATCATTCCTTAATAAATGTATGGTACAATTATGCCAAAATGTTGCTTAATATCTGATTAATTTCAAGCGTTGTGCCAGACCTGCCTGAGATCTGTTGTAACTAGCCAATTAAGCACATAGTCACGTATCTCAGTATTTGGAAATACGATAACAGTAGACTTAAGTAAATTCCATCCAATAGACAACATAGTCAATGGGTTGAAATGTGGTAAAGTAAGGTTGTGTGCTTCAAAATCTACTGCAACTGTATGGAAATCTGCATCGTAACGTGCTAACCATCTAGCTGCAACATCCAATTCGTCACAAAAATGTACAATTGGTTCAATATACTGGGATGCTACCACCTCTGCGATAACTGAGACATCTCCACAGTCCTCTACTCGCACTATAGAATCATCCTTAATCCCCCAATAATCTGTGACTGCTGGTGTGGACAGTCCGTGAATCTCATATCCTAAATCGGAGTACGGTAACTCGTGGATAAGCTTAAGTTCAAACTCTGCTTCTGACACATCAAATCTGGTTAATAGTTGGTGTCTAATAGACTCCTCGTAGTTCTCAGGCAATTCGGTTAATAGTATTGTCATGGTGTTCCTTAATAAGATATTTTGTCTAATTCTGTTTGTACAGGTTCTGTAAATCCATAGTTCTTTAACGCAGTCTCAAATAAATTTATTCTCGTTTGTTTATTTTTTAGCATATAATAAGGACATTGCTTAAGATCTTCTAAAGATTGTTTTATAATATTTATGTCTTCTTGAGATTCTAAGGCTATTATGTCAACTTTTGAATTACCTGAAGCACCTGTAAAACCTCTTAATATGTGGCCATTGCCATGCTTAGGTAAAAGATTAAAGTATCTGGCTAATGAAAGGTCTATGTTAATAACTCTATCTAATAAATATCTTGGCAAATCATTAATATGTATAACTAAATCATAATCCGATTCTTCAGTATTAATTCCAAGTGCTCTAGAGCCAATTAATGTATGTGGTATGTCCAGTAATTCCTGTAATTCCATAAATTACTCCTTATTATCAATTATCCATTGACAAGCTTTGAAGATTGCTTCTGGTTCTGTTGCTATTCCAAATTCAAAATGCACTCTTCCTTGATTTATTTTAGAAGTTGCATTTACACTTGTTCTCTTGCAAACAATACATTGCCATTCTCCAAATCCATGTATATTCTCGTTCCATGTAATTAGTGTTAGCTTTTTGTTATATGCCCACTCTTTACATTTAGTAGCTAATTCAGATAATGATGTTATTAAAAAATCATTATCTGAATCTTCACATATTACAGCCCATCCACAGAACTCCATATTTAATATTCTAATGTCATCTAATCGTTTTAATTTTAAAATTTTAAAACCATAAACCTCACTTAATAACTCTTTATTTAATATTTCATTTTTCATATTTATTCCTTTAATTTATAAACTTACTAGAATCAGTAGTGTCACCATATCACTAGTTCTTAACTACTGACTCCATAAATTTATTGCTTTGCGTATAATTCCTGTATATGCTACGTTGTTACGGTTTTGTACTTGTTAGATTTTGTTCGTAAATAAAAATAGCCCGACAGAGGCACTTCAATGAGAGGTGTCCGAGCTTGGTTAATTAAATTCAATATCATCTTCTGATACTTGGTCAAGCATATGCAGTAAATGTAGTATTAGGCAATTCTTCAGTAAAATGAATGTATTCAATGACATCAGGTTGTAATTTGTAAAATGTCATTGGCCTACCCAAGTCCAACCTACTGTGTAATGCTCGTCTGTTTGTGAGTACATTCGATCCCTAATTAAAAGTTAAATAACCTTGATTTACGGCAATACGATACATAACTAAAATTTCTGGTACCATATTTTGTTCAACTAATTCCTCAAACAAATCTTCAAGTAGGTACTCTGAATTAATGAGTTGTTCAAGTGCTTGTCTGCGTTGTCCGTTAATAATTGATTCGATAATCTGTTCCATAATCAATCCTCTATTGGTATATACTGGTCACAAACGTTTTTAAACTTGCAGTATCCACATAACATATACTTCGGCTCAACCACTATTTCAACATCTCCGGGTCTACCCTTAGCCATGATAAAGTCTGATAATTCAGCAGCTGAAGAACATTTAGAGCCTCTAACAGTTGCCATCTTACCAGTGCTACCCATTCGTTGCAACTTCCATTCTCCTTCTCTATACCCTCGTTCCTCGTTAGAACATAGTGGTAAAGTATCATCTGCAAGGTGTTGCTTAAGTATAGCTACTTGGTTAAATAGGAATTCCTCTACTTGCTCCATTGGAAACAGTGGAAAAGTAACTTCTTGGTCAACTGTGTATTTGCCCATATCAGACCCATTGTTCAATGAGAATAGGATAGAACCGTAAGGTTTAACTTCTGGATCGTTTAGTAAATACCTGTAAATAGAGAGTTGTGCAACAAATTTAAAATAAGTTGGTACATTTAAGTACATTTCTTCCATAGTCCATTCAGGTTGTAGTTTCTCTTTATCCTCAATTAACTTCTTAATGTTGTAATTTGATACGTGTTTAAGATCCTTGATTTGCTTGTTTGGCGTTAATACATCAAATTCTCCTGAAATCTTCCAATCATTAACTGCCCGTTCAACTCGTTGTTCACAAATGTATCCTGAGTTGTGTGCGTTAAGTGCTTGAGTTAATCCCTCATGCATTGCTGTTCCCTTAGAGGACGCTAGTAAATTAGATACATCTTGTAAACCTGTTTCAGGATATTTGATAGCAAGTAGTACTTTACGTAATGGCCCAATAATTGAGGTAGTAGAAACTTTCCCTTCCCTAGGAGGGTTCCCACTATATAGTGTTGAATGGTATGCAGCAAATACTGCTAATTCAAATGGTACTTTGTGTTCGTTGGTAAATGTAACACCATTGATCGTAATATCTGTAGTGTTCTGTGCTGATTGTGCGATTGTGCTCATGTTATGTCCCTTAATAAATTGGTTAAAGTAGTGTTAAACTCTGATAGTTGCTGTTTTGCTTTTTCTAATTTAGAGTCTTTACATTTAAAATAATCTTGTAGCAAAAATGCGTTTGGGTTGTGATTTTTTAAGTATAGCTGTGCTACTGCGTCAGTATTACTAAATATCTTAGCTTCCTTTATGTCCCAATTTGACACATTAAAGGAAGTTGGTTTAAGTACATCAAATAAATCTGAAATTTTATAAAACTCCGCTAAATTTGATGGTGATAGGTGTATCCTACTTTTGTAGAATTGAAATACTTCTTGCACATTATCAAGTGTAACTTGACTTAATTTAAAAAGATTGCGTGCAGTCGCTTCTACGGAATTCGTAATACCTTTTCTAATAGGACTTGCTGAGCCATCATAGGTCATTGCTTTGGTAATTAAGATAAAAGCATGTACTTGTGTCTGAGGATGTTCTTCCCCTTTCACATTGTACCTCTTTAAATTATTAGACATGTCGTATACTAACTTAATAAAGTCGTGTACAGGTTTCTTAAGTCCTTTAAGAGTCTCTAATTTAGCTAAAAGTACTTTGTACTTAAACTCGTCAATTGCTTCTGTCATTTGGGGTCCTTTGGTTTGAATTTGTCTATACATACAAGTAGCTAAGGTAGCTAATCTAATCTATAGGCTCCTAGGTTATCAGCCTAGGCTACGTACAACTCTGTTACGTACAGAGTCTTCGACGTATCGGTGGTAAACGAGTAGTTTGGGATGCCCTTATCACTACCAAGGTTACTGCAGCTAAATGGCACAGTTCATACAACTTCCGGGGGTTTGCGTCGTATAGTGTCCATGCTTTTTGAGCAAGTAGTTTACTAGTTTTATCATCTGATGATTGTTGTAGCTGTCTTAGTATGGATGCCATCTCTTCTTGTAATGTCATTTAATAATTACTCGCCTCTTTTTTAGTTTCTTCTTTTAATTTACGTCTTGCTTTTTTGTTAAGCCTATTACCCTTACCTACGTGGCTATTTTTAGTTTTACCTCTTGAACGATTACAGCAAGGACACTTAAATCCTCCTGGTCCAATATCCTTGAACATGTAGTGTTTAAAAGCATCCATTATACTGCCTGCCAATTTCCGTCAAATGGTGCGTCGTTATGGTACCAGTTGATAGCGTCCAATACTTCTGGAGAGTATAATCTACTTGTGTCTCCGTGGCATGCATGTACTTGTGAGCCTTCACAATCCCAACTACTAAAGTCGTGGAAGATTTTGTAAGAGATGTTTCTGTCCAGAATATCTTTAATAGTTTTTGTGATTTTCGAAGTGGCTTTTGTGTCGCCTGATATAAACACTACTGCACCTGTACGAGGATTTGTAAGAGTTAGTCCGTAACATGTTGTATGGTGATAACAGTGGGATACTAGAGAATCTAGGCCTATCATTCCTTCTTTCACAAAAGAATATAGTCTGCAGACAGATACAATAGGTGCATAGACATACTCTCCATTTTCTAACTTAAAGTTAGTCTTTTTAAGCACCTCTTCTAATGCGTGAAACACTTCTGTATGTGCATATACTTTAGTGGTAATACCGTTGACAAAGTACTGGTAGTATAATAGCGTTTTAAGGCTTCCCACGTGATCGTCATCCATGTGACTGATGTAGATAGAGTCTAGTTTCTTTAGGTCAATATCTCCTGTTTCGTCCTGTCCACGTAGTTCAGAGTATATTGAGTACCCACAGTCGAATAGTAAGTACTTGCCTTGGTTTTCGATTAGGAATGAGCTATTCGGCATTTTAGGGTTGAATGCTCCACCGTTTCCTAGTTGTTTAATTGTCATGTTAATTCCTTTTGAATAGTGGTTCAGTATTAGAGTCGTATGGCTGAGCGTCATCTAAGTTTTTAAAAGCATATGATGTTACTTTCTTTAGGTTACCACATTTTATACATTCGTGTGTAAGTACATAGTTGTGTATAGGTTCTATATCATGTGGACTGTTTCCCCAGTGAGTACCATGCCCAATAAAAGTTCGGTTAGTAGGTATGTAGCTGTGAATACAGAATAGTCTTTTCCAGTTCATTTGTGTCCTTTGGTAATGTATTTGCGAAAGTAGCATATACTCTCGGAGATATATTAGGTATGTTCTTAGCTGATTTATAAAACACAAGCCTAGGGACTTAAACCCTAGGATTTGATACCTAACTATATGTTCCAGATTTTATCAATTCACTGTCTAGCTTAGGTGCGTCTCTGTGGACCAACCACACCGCCCCGCAGGACAGTATGAGATGCGAACTCATTATTCCGCCACTTGTGTTCGCAAAGGCACAAATCCCGAAGGATAAGACACCACTTGTTCATACCGAAAGTCCTAATAGGTGGACTCTCTTATAAGTTTGCAACGCTGTTTCAAATTGCTCTCGGCTTTGCTTATCATCGCGCCGGCCCGCATCTTCAGCTGTAGGCCTAACTGTCACCGTCTATTATCTCGGTTAACTCCGATTCCTCTTTTAGCGTCTTATCACCATCGGTTGGCTGTTAATCAGGATGACGGACTGTCTTTAAGGCGAAGTCATTCCTTGTTGGCTAAATACCACCTTCCCCGTTGATAGGAAAAGCCCTGCGTTCCTTACACTCAGCTCCGGCAGGACTTCTACCATACTTTGTTCTTGTCATAAGAACTCCTTGTTGTGTTGTATTTATACTGCAATAACAGCCCGAAGGTCAACTAAGTCAGTTGCTAACACCAACACCAAGGTTGGATTTGAGATATTCTAAATAATGTGCTTGTAAGTGGTTCGATTGTTACGTTTTGTAGTATACCAATCAACTAATTCAGTAGTAGTTCGATAAACATGCGTACGAGTAAACTGGCAATAGAAGACTATGCCAAGTGGAATCAAGCTACCAGGATTGAGTTGAGTGTCTAAAGTCCACCTAGAACGAAGTTGGCCATTACGTGGTAAGACTTCGATGGCATAACGAATAGCTAATTTCTTCAACTGTTGTGTGGTCATGGATGCTCCTGTAAATTGGATGGAAGTGTTCCTCTAAACGGTTCACAAAAGGAAATGCCATATTGTGTGCAACGTAAATCAATAGAGAAGTGCCCTGTAGCTGAATTATTTTCTTCATATCGGCCTAATTGAGGAAGTTCTTCCTTACTGTTGTAAAACCAACACCATTCACTAGGTTGAGGGGCCCAACTAGTATGAGTATCAGAATTATATTCATGATGAGATTTCCACTGAAATATGTGACCATCAGAATGGCGAAGGAAATCACCAACTTTAAACTTAGGTTCATCAGGTTTGATACGTAAGTCACTAATACATAGTGTCTCAATAGGCTCTTCTTTTGTAAATACTAAATCAGTATAGTCAAAACTCGAATCTATGCTATAGGGTTTTGCTTGAATGATCTTCCCTTCAGCTAAACTCTTCCTAAATTCTACGTACTCGTCGTCGATAACAATAATTGGGTTATCACCTATAGTGAAATCAAAGTTATCTAATGGTTGCCATTGATGTAAAGTTCCGTCAGGAGCTTTACGAGTAAATAACAATTTGCCTTCCTCAAGGTAATGGTCGAATTCTGATTTGTATTTTTTAATTAGTTCTTTATTCATTTCTTAATCCTTTTGTAATAGGTTGCAGTACTTAACAAACTCACTTCTGCTAAATGAGTTTCTGCTAATGTCCTGTAGTATTTGTTTTTCATTATCTTTGGTAATATACTTAGAAACATAGTACACCATCCCAGGTTTCAGTCCAAGGAACTCACAAATATGTACCATTTTTGACTTAATAAGCTTCTTAACAAACCCAGAATTTGGAGTATCCCACTTAATCATTGGTAATACTGCATTCAATTGGTTGTTAACTGCTACATTTGGTAGCTTAGGCATTGCTGCATTACTAAGTATTTGAAACTTAGTTGGACCAAAGAACTTACAGGCTTCCTCGTAAAGTTCCTCTGATGAAGCAAATTGCATAATCTTGTAGTTAGGCTTAGTAACATCATCAAATAATGCTAATGCTTTCATATGCTCCCTAGAGAACAAAATAGTAACTGTATTAATAAGTGCTAATTCATCATACACTGGAATCATCTCAGATGGTTGATGTAAAGTCTTGATATCATAAGCAGTTACACATCCACAAGGACACTTCTGGTACTTACTAACAAGTCCTAATCCAGCATCTTTGGTCTTGTACTTAAATTCCCAAGAAGGGTATGGCTGTTCACAAGGATTGCCTTCAACAACTCGGTAATTCCCAATGAATGGGTTTGACTGATGGTGATATGGTTGCTTACCGTCACACTTAACTACTATAGGTTCACCTTTGCAAGATTCCATACAGTAGTAAAGTTGCATAGGGTCGTTTCCATATTGTTCTAAGCACTTCTCACGACATGAATGTTTAGGCTTCTTCCAAGTATTATCATAAGGATTTACTTTGTTTAACATTCCTGAGTAATCGTATACAATAGCCTCTTTATCTCCACACTTGGTGGAGGCTCTGAAAACTGATTGAAGAAATAAAGAATGTATTTTTGTAGGCAATAAATACACTATTGTATCAGCTGAAGGAATATCAACTCCAACAGTTAATATCCTACAGTTTACAATAATTCCGTTTGATGTATTATCAAACCAGTCTCTAACTTCTTCCAATTGCTTAGTAGAAAGTTTAGAATGGATTCCTTTAACGTTTGGAGAGTTGAATCGTTTAACAATTCGTTCTGTAGTCTCAATAGAATTGGTGTACATAATGGTTTTATGTTTAGTAGACCAATGATACTTTAAATCATCGTGGTAAGTCATGTTAATTAAATCTGTTTTATTAATAATTCTATCAATATCCTCGTTTAAGTAGTCTCCTTGTTTAACTTTTATAGAAGCTTCATCAGATAACATGTTCCCAAGAATTCTAAATGATGTCTTAGCTAAGTAACCTTGCTCAATCAGTTCCTTAATAGTAATAAACTCTAAAACCTTATCAAACTCCTTAGATAAAAAAGTATTATTTGGTCTTAGAGGAGTTCCGGTAAAGAACACTCTGGTACACGATAACTTACGAATTTCTTTAACTATATTGGTGTTAAATCTCATATGAGCTTCATCAATACACACTAAATCGTACTCACTTAAATCAATGTCTCTTCGTTGAAGGGTTTGAAAAGTTCCTAGATGGATGTGCTTTGAGTGATCGAATTCTTTACCCGCTAATATAAAAGTATACTGAGACTCTTCATAGTATCCTGCTAATTGTAAGATAACGTGTCTTATTCCAACTAGTATGAGAACTTTGCCTTTAGGATGGTGTTTATCAATAATTCCTTTTAAAATTGGAGATTTTCCGCTACGCATAGGAGAAATTACCAAATTGGATTTGTTTATAGCTATATTATCAATATACTCTTCTTGATAAGGTCTGTACTGCATATTAAATCCTTTCAAGCAACTTACCCAAACTACTAAGTTCTTGTTGGAGTTGTTGCTGTTTCTCTATTAGCTTCTGTTTGTTTAGACATAAATCTAAAATATAAAGTAAAGCCACTAATAAGGTAGGTTTATTACTGTTAAAAGGTTTATTGCCTTGTACAATAGCAATCGCTTCATTAATTATAGTGCTTCCAAAAGAAACTTCATTCTTTTGATTTCCGGCGATAATAAATGTGCCAGTAACTAACTTAGAAAGTTCTAGTTGTGACCTTATCCTATCAATAGCAATACTTGGAGTCATTCTCACTAAATTTTTAAATTCTTCAAATTTTATGTGAAAAGAAGCTGACCAATTATCAAAGTAATTTAAGTCAGATAAAGAGGTTGTTGTAAACATAGCAAAGGTTCCTTATAGTATGAGATAATATCTTCATTAAGAACACAAGTAGTCTCTTGGGTCCAATAAATTTCTTGTGTAACATGATTAATGAATACAACTTCCCCTTGAATAACATAGGCATTTTTTGGGTTGTTTTTAGAGATGATTAATTGAGAATATTCTCCAACTAAGTTAAAAAACTCTAATAAGGCTTCATCTAATTCCACTAAAGCGTAAATATCTCCAGCAGGCAAGTAATTCCAGGTTACTTCACAGTATTCAATATGAGTCATAAAGAGTTTCTCCTAAAGTAGTTTGTGTTTAAATAGTTGCTTAAATATGATGTTCTTGTATTTGTATTCTTTAGTACGTTTATCAATTTGCATAAGTTCTGCATAGGACAGTACATCATTGTATTTGTCTATAATACGCTGTTTATACTTAGATTTATGCACTATGGATCTTTCGTACTTACCTATCAATTCTTCAATATCTCCCCAATATGCTTGTAAAACCTTATTAGGTTTGGTAGATAACATAGGTAATTCATATACAGTACCTGTAAACTGCTTTAGCAGATTGTATGTTTGTTTTCCTGTAGTTACTGAATAATGCTTGATAGACTTGTCAATAAATAATATGTTAAAGTCCGTATTTAGTTTAGCCAATAAAGAGTTATAAGAACATAATTTATTACCGGTAAAAGACATAGATTCAGTCCGGTTGTGTCCACTATCTGTAGACTGATTTAAGTATGCTGAAATTAGTGCGCTATTATTTGCGTATCGTTGGCTCATGGTAATCCTTTGGTATCAATTCACTAAACTACACTAAGATTAGTGTAGTCTATCAATTGAACTCATTCATAAATTGTGACTGTTTTTTGTTTTGGAAAAACTTCTTTAACTGTGTTTTCTATGTAATCATAGTCACAGCCATTGAATGAGTAGTAGGACCATTCAGCTTTGAAGAATTTGTCGCCAAGTCTGATAACTGAGTAACAATACTCACCTTCACCTTCACCGCCACCTTTGTACTCCATGCGTTCGTAGTCATTTTCTTCTTCTAGTTTTTTAAAAAAGCTATAACCAGCATCGTCTTTTACTTCTAAGTAGTCATCCACATAGTCTTCGAATAGTGCTACTATTACGTTACTAACATGTTTTGTTTCACATACGTCTACTATTTCTTGTATTTCTTTTGGTAAACTCATTAATTGTCCTTTGTTGCCTCTAAGGCATATTTAAAATAATTGTACTCCGGTTTTACAAAGTACTCCATGTTCATTACTATGAATTCCGTAGCCCATCCTTTAGTTAAAGTTGTAATAGTTTTCTTGAGAGCTTTCATATAAGCTTGTACCCAAGACCATTTACCTTTAACACTAGGATTGACTAACCATCGTTCAATAGCAATCACCGTAATTTCTTCTCTAAACATACGAACTTGTTGATCGAATGGAAGTAAATCGAACTTACCTTTGTCTATTAGTACGTCCGCACCATCGACTAAGCATTGCTTATAGATAGGTTCGTTAGGATAAGCTACCTGCTCATGTAACCAATCATGGTCATATACATAAGGTATATTATCCGTAAAGAACTCTTGCTTTTGTTTGTTTAGAGAGAGAAAAGACTTATCACCTAATTTGGTTTTCCAGTATTCGACTAATGCGTCATACAGAGGCTTATGCAATACACATCCGTGATGCTTAAGTGTAAGCAAATCTAGTTTGTGTTTATCCCAATTTGGATTATCCCATCCTAAATGGCTACACTTAATAGTGTATAAGCTGTTCAATGTAGCTACCCAATTGCCCTCTAAGTAAGTACACTCTACAAGAGAGAGTATTTCTATTGGTATGGTTTTGTAGTCGAAACCTTTACGTGGTGTAAATACTGAGTTTGTCCAGATATCAATGTCTAAAGGTTCTCTGCATGCTATTCTACTGCCCATTGCTGAGCTGCCTACTACTAGTTGCATAATTGCTCCTTTGGATTAAATATCAATTCACTAGACCACACCGAACTTGTCAGTGTGTGGTCCATCAATTGATTTCTTGTTCAAAAGTTTAGGTCTATTAACAGTGATAAACTGATGTGAACTCTAGACTAATATGTTATATTCGTTTACGATCTGCTCTTTCAAATCCTATCATTCAGGCATGCAGCTTGAGGGCGTATGGTTACATTTCACCCGATTAAATATGAAAATATACTTGCATTAAATGTTCTTTACCGAACTTATCTATAATACCTTGGTCAAGTGATTTGAATGCCTGTAGTCTATCCGCATAGATTGTGTTCTCTGCAATTAATTCAAATATTTTTGGTATGTCCCTAATTAAGTAGTAAGTATGTCCTAAGGCTTTAAGTTTAGCTTCTATTTCTACTTGTTCTGGGCTTTGTTTACCGCCTTTAGGACGTTTGAATTCAAGGTTAAGCAACTTACATTTTGGTAAATAAATAGTTAAGTCTTGGATCCCAGTTTCCATACCCTCACGCTTTGCTTGTGCGATAATACGTGACTTCTGCTCAACTGAAAGTCCTTCCAAAGAAATTCCATTAAGAGATAAATTAAGCACAAACTTAGGGTAAAAATCCCTAAGCATCGCTACTGCTGTTTGTTGTAAAATTGATTCACTATTCATTTGCGTACTCCTCTAATTCTTCTATTGTATATCCAATATCCAATAAAAGTTTAACTTTGTCTTCATGCTCTGTTTTCCAATCTTCATCTTCAAATATCCAAGCTAAAGATTCAAGGAAATACTGGTTGTTATTTAAATAATTTGCATGCTCAACTGAATAGTATACTGTAAAAATATCATCTACAATACAACCTTCTTTATAGGTTACCAATTTAAAGAAAGAAGACCCGTTCTCAGAATCCATAAATGTTCCAGATAATTCAAAATTGGACACTAATCTTTCAAAGAACACTTGGTCGGCTTGCCAGCGTCCACTTCCGTATATAGTTAGTGTACAGTTTTTGGAATCTGGTATAAATTCCTTCTCTACTAATGGGATGTTCTCAAAGTTTGATTTTAAATAGTCAATTACCCCCGCAAGTTTAAATGGGTGTCCAGTGAGAATTACTTCACAATCGCTCCAATTAGCCATCCGATTCCTCCATAAGATATTTAAACTTTTCTGGCAAGTATGAATCACATAAGTTAAGTGAGTAAGTCTTGATCAGTTGTTTAGCATCTTCTTCAGTTTCACATAATAAGAAAGCATCTCGCATAGAGTCGTATGCATAGTCTATATCAGGTTCAAGTGAAGACTCTTTATAAAAGTTCATCTAAGACCTCCCTATATAACTTTGCACTGTTGTGCATATTTTCCAAATGTGCTTTATATGCTGGGTCTTTTAAGTGTTCTCTAATCTCTTCTATGAAATATTGGTATACTTCATTTGGTGTTTGCTTATTTACAACCGATAACACAATCATAGAACTAAATAATGCAGATGTTTCTTGTTTACTAGCAGAAGGCTGTCTAGGAACTCCTGTAATAAATGGTTTATAATCCGAATCTCTTTGATCCCAAACTGATTCATAAGAAGGCACATTATAAGTTCTAGCTAAATATCTTAGTTCCAGTCTGGATAAAACCATATATTTAGATTTTGTTAAACTCTCTAAATCTGGTAAAGGATAAGCCAATATACTTTGAAGATTTATTGAAGGTTCCTTACAAATACTGAATATGGCATCTAAGAATTCACTTCTAATATCCGATTCAAAATCTCTAATTTGTTCTATATACTTAAGCGCTTCAGTTGATTGCATCTTCTTCAAAGTTGACAGATAATGTTTAAAAATAGTTAAAGACATTAAGTTAGGCTCTAAATTCTTTACAGGTTTCTGTGTGCCTGAGTTAGCTCTGACTTTGTTCCACAAGTATTTGCTAATGTATGGTTTAGGGTCTGGTATGTTTGCAATTATGTGATGGTCTGGTTTGAATTTATCCTCTATAGAATATTCACCCCTTATATAGTATGAGTGGCCTATACTCTTTCTATGTGTTATTGAACAGTTAGCAATATTATTACTTAGTAATGCTGGAATACTGTCTCTGATCCCGTACTTTTGTGCATGTGTATTAAAAGTAATGTAAGCTAATTCTGCTTTGAGTAGTTTAGCATAAATGCATTGTGTGTTGTTTATATCCTCTTCCACTTTTTGACCAGTTCCTGAATAGAGTAATTCTCTAAATTCTGTAAAGTCTGGTTTAAGTTCAATAATTTTCTGTGCTATATCTTGTATAGTGTACATGTAATTCCTTAATAAGTATATAAGAACATATATAAAATATGCTCTAATAAGCTTAAGCAGGAATAAATCCTGCTTATTGCATTGTTATATCTGCAGCACCAGTTAATCCGACTGGATTGTTAACTGGGCTTAAGAATGTTGTTGATAGTTGTTTAAGCTTTGGAAACATAGCCCAAGATTCTGGGATATCTGAAAAATTGTCACTAAAGCTAATGTATATAGTCTTTGTTGGATCAATTACTTTAGTTTCCAGTTTAGAGTTAATGTTTGCAAATACGTCTCTGTGTGAAGTACCTCCAACAGCAAATCTGTATGCAAGGGCTTGTACAAAGTCTGGGTTAGTACTAATATCAAAATCAGACTCTAGTAAGAACTCTTTAACTACTTCAGTGTCATGCACTAATACAAATAATTGAGTAATCTTCTTAGAGTGTTTTTCAAATAAATATAGTAACTTCTGGAGTCCTTCTGTAGACACAGACCCAGAATGGTCAACTGACAGTATAACTGAAAGTTTGTTGTCTTGGTACTTAGCTTTAGGTGCTTTGAATTTATGTCTGTAAGTAATATTTAAACTAGACCATTCTGATTTGAATGAATTAGTCATATAAAATACATCACGCTCAAACTTTGCTGCCAGTTTCTTAAACCATCCAGTCTTCACTTTCTTAGCTTTAAAGAACTCTTCAAAGATAGATGCTGAACCTCCACCTTTAGCCATAGTTGCTAAGTGAGTTGAAATGGATTCCCCTAAATTGGTTGTTAATGCCTCATCTGGATCAATTGGGTTATCTGTAGAATCAAATACTTCATTAGACCACTCGTCGTAGCTAAATTGTTCATCTAGTTTGATTGGTGCAGCTTTAGCAGTTGGGTCGAATTCGATAAGCTCTTTAACAATATCCATCTCTGATTTGCCATCATAAGAGACATTGTAAGATTGACCTAATAGGATTTTGTCCAAGTTTTTAATTTGTGTATTTTCAAATAAGCTTTTAAGAGTGCTGTTAACTGAATAATTGCAGGCTACTTGGCTAAGTTGATAATGTGAATCTACAGAAATGCTTGGGTTACAATGCTTAATTATTGCAGACATCATATTATAATGTGTCTTAGTATTCATTAATCTAGTGAGTTTCAGGGCCTCTCGCATATATAAATAAGCAAAGAACTCTGGGTGTTTCTCAATAGCTTTGTAAATTTTGTTAAGTTGACGTTCACTCTTGTAGAAGAATGCTATATAAACTTGTGATGCATCATCATGTTTGATGTAGGCATGTACAAATTCTCCTAATGCATTTAGCTTCTTACTTGGTTTTGGTTGATCTGTGATGTGTCTAAGTTCAACTTTAAGAGGTAAAGTTGTGAATAGATTAACAATCATAGAAGACGATTTTTTAAGTCCACAAAGAAGGTTAGTATTCTTTGCCACTTCCTTGAATATAAAATGCGATGCATTATATAAAAATTCTGTTTTGTTCATGGTAATTCCTTTAGTATGTTAACATGGAGTATCTGTGATACCAACTTTGTTTATAATCTCTGTGAATGCTTGAATACGAATTTCCTTATCTTTTAATAAGGATCCTTTAGTAAACTTCATAAGTGCATTCAATTCCTTAAATTTATCTAGTATTATACTGTTATAATCAGAATAAACAAATAAATTTATACAAATTTCTTCATTTGAATCTGTATAGTACCAATACTTAATAATTTGTATCAAAGGTCCCCAAATGGTTGCTTGATCATACTCAAGAAATGGATCATCGTCAAATTCAGAGTACTCAGATAAATCGTATCCAGGTTTACCTCCATCTCTAGATTCGTTCCCAGGATCTTTGATGAAATCTGTGGATTGGTAATCCTCTGCCAACTCCCAATCAGGTAAGTCCTTTTCTAATATAACAATATCCCAATCAGATTCCTCTGTGAAACAGTTAAATGCTCTAGAACCTGTTAAAACTCCAAATGGAAGTATTGACTCAAGATAGTAGTTTGGTACCATAGTAAGTTCCTAAATTAAGTATTCTTGTGCTCTGTCCATAAGTATTGGAAGGTGCTCAAATTTTAAGTTAGATGTCTTATCCAAAGATACTTGAGATGTGTTTGCATAATTTGCTGATAATTTTGGGTTTGACATAATTGTATCAATAATAAATTGTATACCATCTGTAAGCTTAATACTATTGTCAATATATCTTGTATATACTTCTCCAAGTACAAATCCAACAAAAGTTGATTGTTCAATATTAGTCTCTAATAAGTTCATCAAGTAAATTCCATCATCAAGTGTGTTAATAAAATTAACAATGTATGAATAAATAGTTGAGTCAATTGGCTCTCTTTTAGATAAATCAACTAACTCCCTAGACTTGACTGTATTAGTAAAGTCAATTGCTGCGATATACGCTATATGTGTTTGAAATGCTCTAGAAACTTCTTTAGAAACTTGCATTCCAGCTAATTTATAACCTAATTGGGAAATCTCTGATTCAGAGTAGTAAGAAAGTTCTGCTGCAATTGCAGACCAAGCTCTAGCTGTTGCGTATCCAATAACTCCAGTAGTTTCTTCCTCCATACAATTATGAGGTTTGCTCTTTAAGAAAGAGGCCACCAAGTAATGCAGTCGTTTACCGTAATTCTCGAACCAGTAATCAAAGTTGAATTCAATCTCTAATATTGCCATACGATTACGTACTGCTGAATTAATCCCACTAAAACCTGCTGATTCAGAATTGTTCATTGTAAGAACAATTGCAATATTGTCAGATAGTTTATAGTTTCCTAATCTACGTTCGAGTAGTAAACCATAAAAGTATGCTTGCAAATGTGGTGAAACCATGTGGAAATCGTCAATAAGTAGTACAGTTGGTTTATCAGCTGCTAATCTGATAGCTTTTGCTACCATCTCTGGAATTGACCAAACAGTTGCTAATGGTTTAGAACCATCCAGCGAATTCGTTTGGTATTGATCAGCAGCTACAGTATCCGGAAGCGTTATGTTCAGTAAGGTTCGTTAATACCTTACCCGTCAAAATGAATTGACTGCTATAGCTCACGCCATAGACCAGACTATATCTTCATCTTTATTGAGACCTAGTACATCAATATTAAAACATTCTGATTCACCACCTTTAGCAAAGAACTTTGGTCCTTTATAACGGTGGTTGGAATGTGTTTTTAGAATACGTTGTTCCTCAAGATATGCTTCTTTACCAGTTTGGTAGATAGTACTCTTAAGTATTGTGTATTGTAAATTTTTCTCAGTGTTAAATCGTTTTTTAATACCTCTTGATTCAAGAGTTATTCCAATCTTGTAAGCATTAAAAGCTGGAAAATACAGATAGTATAAGATCGTAGGTTCATTAAAATATTTAGCACGCTTACGATTCTCTCCACAAATTTGACAACCATTGCCGTTTAAATGATCACTGGCAGTTTGTGTAAAGTCCCCGTGATAAGGACAAGTAATAATTAACTTGTATTTACCACGAATATAAATAGACTTAGAATAGTCATATTTATTACCATGTGTATTTCGTGCCCTTAAAATGAACTCTTCTTTAGTTAATACATTAACATCAGTAGAACCACACTTTGAGCAACCATGCCCTCTTAAGTGGTCTGCTGGTTGCTGTTCAAATTTGCCGTGAATTGGACAAATGATTGTCACTTTTGTATTGGTGTTTATGTAATTGACTAAAGAGTAATCGTATACTTTATTATGTATTTGATTGGCTTCTGATATAAAATCATCAGTTGATTTACGTCTAATTTTGGATCTATTAATAACTGCACACTTAGGACATTTCCTATTTAAGTTGAAATGGGCATAAGGAGTTTGTAAAAACTCTCCATGTTCAGGACAATTGATAATAATAGGGTTATCCACCCCCAGTATAAACTGATTTGGAGTAGTCATAGTAAGTATGTGTAGTTGCTATTTGCTCTAAAAGACTATTATACTTTTTAATAGCTGAGTGTTTTTGTTTAATATTTGATGTATCTAATTCCATATAAATTCCTTAAATAATATTGTAACTTAAGTACGCTTAAATGTTCATTAGATAAACTAGGTTTAAAGATGTCCCCTATTTCCACCCACTTGGGTGTACGTGCAAATGCACTAGTCGTTGAACCTTCTCCATATGTTCCCACTTAGGAGCTTGGCTGCTGATTGTCTTATAGTAAACTGTTTTCAAACATTCATATCGTGATTTCTCCGATATTGTAGTAGTTTACCTTAAAGAGGTTCCAGCAATTAAAGGGATTGCTACTATACGTCACCGTATAGCGAGGCCTGCAATAAATTACTATTAGTGTTATACATTAATTAATACTATCATTTGTGTATTCTCATCACATTAATTAAATTATATTTTTATAGATTTATAAATTGACCTGAAAGTACTTCGTGAGTCAAACAGGGAGCCGATTCAGTTGCTATGTTCATTCCAAGTTCAGTAGCAATAAGTGCGATTGTAGTAGATTTACCCGTACCTGGGACACCTGCTACACATATTGGTGCTACTGAAGCTCCGTCTAATTGTGCTTGTATGTTTCGTGTAATAATTAATTGTTCGTTTGTTGTCATGTTATTCTCCGTAGTTTAATGTGTTCGTATCTGGGCTAGTAAATAGTAAAGTCTTATTCAGATTAGTATAAATTCGTTTGTTATAGTTGTCATATTGTATAGGTTGTTCAGTTACAGGTTCAATAGTTCCTGTATAGGGGCTTACTTCGTCTTTAGCTATTGTATAGACTTTAACAGTTCCACCCTTTGCTTTGTATTGTTCGATAAGTTCTTCATCTGTCATTGTTAGTTCCTCCTTAAAAATTTTTGTAAGATTAGTTAAGCCACCAGATTAGTGGTGACTTTGTAATGTTACTGTTTGTCTATGTACTTGTCTGCTTTATCTAAAGCTTTATCAAATAGTTTGTTAATCTTATTTAGTTTACCTTCTGGGGATTCAATACTTTCCATAATAGTTGGTGCTGCTACTAACAGTAGAAAAGTCTTTTTATCAGGTATTAAATTAGATATTAGTATAAATACTACTAATACCATTGGAATAATCCATCGTAACTTTCCAAACCTTACCCAAGGAGACTTTGACACGTGCCAACAAGATTCCTTATTAGAGCTATCATATAGGCTGTCTTGACTCCAAGCAAATGATAATCCAGCAATTGATGCTATTAATAATATGCTCCACAACACAGTCCAACCACCTTCAGGATATATCCCATAAAGGTAAATTAATAATTGTTCATTGGTCATTACTAAGATACTGTTGTGAATTGATGTTTGATTTTGCTTGCTTTACCAATTGTATATGGTACAACTTTTGCATTTGGATGTGCTGCAATTAGAGTTACTAAATGTGCTTGTGCATCTGCGTTTGCCGATTTTCCCCTAAATCTTTTAGTTTCCAATAGCATGTTGTCTGCTGAGTAATAATCTGCAATAATTGCTGGTCTAAGTTTGTAATCTGATTTAGGCTTACTAGCTTTTGCTACTGTGTTAATTTCTTGTCCGTTTACTTTAATTGAAATATCTGTCATAATGTTTTCCTTTGGAGTTGTTGTTTCTGATGTTTCTGTTGTTGCTGCTGAAGCACAAATTGGGCTTGATATAAATTTGAATCGTTCTAAAAAAGGTCTTTTTTGTAAAGAGGAGAACCCATTTTTAAAATAGATATAGTGGTTTACTTTACTTACTGTAATAATTTCACCAGCTTCACCAGCTTGGCTAGTCTTTTTACGTTCCCACTTAGATCCTACTTCTATAAGCTCTGCAGGTTCGACTAATTCAAAGTTAGTGTAGTGAGAGAAGAAATCTGGTTTGTAATATATATACTCATTATCATAACGAGTACCTAGTACTGTATGAGTAGCACCTACTACTCTTCTGCCGCAACCCCCTGGCTTAAGTACTCTTACTATGTCACCTTTTTTAAATGGGTTTTTCATTGGTTCTTCCTTTATTAGTTGTATCTCTTCGGGTTCTTCTATGTTATCTTCGTAGGCTAGTAATTCTTCCCATGTGAGGATCATGTAGTCGTTGTCTTCGTAGTAAGTTTCAATTCCGTGACTTGCGTATGAGGTATTACTACCTATGCATTTAGTACTGCTGGTAATACAAATATAGTATGAGATGTCACCAGGATTGTACCCTCCACATTCATGTGCCCTGTCTACAATAGCTTGAGCTAGTGGAATTGAGCCGAAAGTCTTAACTACTATGTTGTTATGGACTAAGAATGATAAGTCGATTTTATCAAGTCTAGACTTGAAGTAATTATACTGATGATTGTAACCTTCAGAACTAGTAGGATCAAAGTCTTCCCAGTAGTTATGATAATGGTCAGCTATACTGGTTACTGATTCTCCTACCTTACGTATAATATCAGGTATAACACATGTAGCCTTAGTTACGTCTGTAAACTTGAAAACAGAATCATCATGTACCCATTTTTTATAGATAGGATAGCCTGGCTTTACCATGTTGTTGGTAGTTTCTTCCTTTATTAGCCTTGGGCGTTTTTCTGGTTTTATAGGTTTTTCTATTACCATACGAGGATATTCTTCTTTAGAGGATTCAGGAAACACATCTTCGTAATATACTTTTAAGCAGTGATCCATTTTCTGTTCATACCAATTGTAGTATGGCCCTCCTGACATATCAGGATAAACATAAAGATTATCTAGTGTCTTCGGAGGACCATCATCACCTACAAAATCAAATATTTTTATGTGCTCTGCTTCAGTCCAGTTACTTCCATCACGTTTACTAAAAGCCAGGTCGTGTAATTTAGGCTGTTTACTATACTGTTTGATGAAGTCGACTAGTGTGATTGTTTTTGTACGTTTGCTTCCAGCTATCCAGTCCCCTGTCGAATAGTAACACGAACTCCCCTCTCCTCTAAGAAAGCTAGAACCTGGTTCATATCCCATAACTTGTCCGTTGTCCAGTAGTACTTGTCGTAATCTAAGTCTATCAGCTAGTGAGGTATCTTCGATGTTGATCACATGGTCTGTTATTTCCATAGTTTGTTCCTTTATAGGTGGTTCAGTAGGACTAGTAACTTCTTCGTAGAGTTTCCAAGTTAAGCCTAATGTCCACGGATAACCGTTTGTGTTAGATACCCATATATTTGGACCTTCCACCTTAGTAATAGTTTCTATATCTCCTGCTTTATGATTGCCTTCATTAGGGAGTGTTTCTTTAAGAGCAATTACTCTATCCCTTACTTTTGGTAATGGTTGTGCTAAAGATTGTTCAGCAGTCTCTTCTTGGCAGAGTACTACAAAACCATCACGCTCGTATCCCATAATGTTCCAATTATAAGCCGTGGTAAATGAATTGTAGATACACATCTCTTTAATTGTAGTAATATCTCCCGCTTTAAAGGCACAGTGAGCTGAGTCATCTATACATATAATACTGTCTCCTACTTTAGTTTCAGAGATTGGTCTTGTTTCAATAACTTTGAAACCATGACCTGATCCGTACCGCCCGGTATCTCCATTGTCATCTACTATAATAGTACATTTAGAATTACCTACTTCTAGTACTATATAAGGCTTGTCCTTAGTTCTGTTCTTGTTAGTACGTGGCAGCTTTGTCCAAACCACTATATCGCCCGCTATTGGCACGTAGCCTTTAGGTTTATATTTGTAATTCATAGATGTCCTTTATAAGTTAGCTTCTTAGTTCAGCAAGCTCTGCTTCTAGTTCTTTCTTAGAGGCTTTAGTTAAAGCTTTTTCATCTTTAGCAAGTAATGCTTCTTCTACTTTAAGTATTCTAGCTTGTTTAGCTTTTAAGCCTTCTTTAGCAGAAGCAAGTTCCTGCTTGTAAGCAACTATGTATTCGATAATAGCAATTTTTACATCAGCATCTATGTTAGTTGTCGTCTCTTTAACTACCAAGCTTTTTCTTGGGGTAGCAGCTTTCTCCTCAAGCACTGTTGTAGAGATAGAGTCTAAGCTAATACCTCTAGCAGATGTTAATGGAAGATCAAATAGGTCTTCAGCAGTTAAGTCACCTCTTGGGGACGCAAATCTAAGTTTATTTTGTGTAGAATATGCGAATGGGTCTTTAATCATTTTGTTTCCTTTAGAATGTAATGATGTAAGGTCTGTTGTCAGCTCTTACGTTTAGTTCGTTTCTAACTGTCGAGTTGAAACCAAGGCCAGATACTTGAGAGTCAGAAGCAGGGCATTTAAGCTGAGCTCCTAAGGTCTCGAATACTTTACGGTGTTTGATGAGTTCAGGTTTTAAGTCTTCGTTATAAAGACCTCTGATGCTGTCTGGATTCTTACACTGGTCTAATAAGAAGAAGTAGTGTTTAGAACCGACTTTGTTGTCATCCCAGAAGTTCGGAGATAGACACATAGCAGATACCTTGTGGTACGAGTTAGTTGTAATACTCCACATAGGCTTACCAGGAGCAGTAGATGTTGTACCGTCCATTGACTTTGTAATTTTGATGTCGCCATCTTTAACTACTACAGTAGCTATAGAAACATCGGTAATTACTCTGTTAGGGTGTGAGTACTCATGGATAGTACCATTGATTTCAATTTCTGCAGTGAAGCCTCTTCTGTTATTACCAGAGAAGTC